AGTTCAAAACAACGCCATCTCGCGTCGAACGTGCCATCCGTCATGCCATTGAAGTGGCTTGGACACGTGGCAACATCGACAGCATCAGCCACCTGTTTGGCTATACGATTAACATCAGCAAATCGAAACCGACGAATTCGGAATTCATCGCGATGGTTGCTGACAAGCTGAGAATTGAGCATAAGGTGTCCTGAAAGCCCGCTGCATCAACGTTTTCAGACGGGGACTAGAACGATTGTTCGCGTAAACTTATCGGCCGTTGGTCGCGAGATTCCGATAAACTATGCGGACGTTGTTCCGGTAAACTGTCTGATTCTCCGCGCAATTTTAGCGTAAACTTATCGTTCATTTAGCTGATAAACATAATAGCGTATATAATGAAAGAATACAAACGCATGTCTCTTCGGAGGCGTGCGTTATTTTTTTTTTTGCCTGCGATGTCCCAACTTTGCGATTTCGTGTCCTTATATAAAACGAGAACAAAAACTTTACGAGAAAGTGCCCGAAAATAAAGCCGGCCGGGAACAAGGTAGTATAAAGCAAAACGGAAAGGAGACGGAGACATGGCGCGTAAATCTAAGATCAATTTAAAACATCTACAGGATATCCTAGACAGTGGAGCTTCCCTTTCACAGGCGGCTAGAATATTTAATGTACACCATGAAGTCGTTCGAAGGGAGATCCTGCGCGGTAACGTTGAATTATACGAGGCCTATGACGAAAATGTAAGTACGGCGGTTACCGTACTATCAAACTGGGATATAGAGGACCTATTGGATGAGTGGTGGCGAGCCGCTTTTGATGGTGATGTCATCCGCATTCCACCACCAAATCGAAACAACAGTCTAACCGTGGCGCTATATAGATACTTAGGATCGGAATACGGAGGGGTATACGGATGGCTAAGCATTAGGGGGATTACACGCCTCAGACACAACTTCCAGAAAATATGCACCGGTTGTGGTCAGTTCTTTCCACTTGGTCAGTTCACGCGAAAAACGAAATCCCTAATGGGTACTAGTTTCCGATGCAGAGCATGTGACAAACGTAATGAGGATGTTGTAAGATCCGCAGCTAATCGACGTAGAGCGCTATTACTCAGCCTTCCCGCGAACTGGGAACGTACTCACCGAATAGCTATGCGCCTAGACGGAGGCGGTACATGCGACCTTACGGATGAACTCGAATGTGATGACGATCATTTCATTCCGATAGCAACCGGACACTGTGGGACGTATCTCGGTAACATGCGTCCGTTAGCTTCGTGGTTGAACGGAAATAAGAACGCGGCAAACCCTTTCGAATGGTTCGAAGCGAACAGGCAACGCTTTGACCTCGATCCAACACGCTTCGATGCGCTAGTTTGGCGACTGGCGTCACAGAACGGATTGACTCCGGGAGAGTTTCGCAGTTTCACGTATTGGTGCTTCGATAATCCGCGTACTGTCGAACAGATTGCGGAGGATAACGCGCGTTACGGATACAAAAAGTCGTCGCTCGAAATATGGCGCGAACAAACGAGATTACCGTTTCCTATCGCTGTGGACTTCGGAGATACAGCGCTTAACAACGATATTAAGCGAGAGGGGGACGTGGCATAATGACGCAATTAACCGACACTCAACGCCTCGTCAGCGTCGAATCCCAAACGGAATATTCCGTCACATCCGGCGCAACTGAAACGCGCATCTTCGTAAAATTCTACGTTGAGGCCGTTCGCTCCGGAATGATCGCGGATCTTGGACCGGAACGTCTGCAGACGCTCATCGTTCTCGCCTCGTATATGGGCGCTGACGGAACGTGCTACCCTACGCAATGGCAGATCGCTAGCAGTCTCGGAGTAGCGCGGGAGACGGCCGCCAGGCGCGTTAAGGCACTCGCGGATTACCGGTGGAAAGGGCAGCCGCTAATGTTACGGGAGCGGACGCGCCATCCGGATAGTAAGAAGTGGGAGAACACCGTGTATAAAATCCTGCCGATCAGCGGATTGCGGATATTCGATAAGTGAGCCACGTGACGGCTACGCCACATAGCTTGAAGCTTACAAGGCTCGGCATCACACTAAGTAGAACCAGTAATAACTAGAACCATCTTTATAACTAGATTAAACATTACCACTCAGTTGATTTTGCTTCGCAAACTAAACTTCGCGGGACGATTATTACTAACATAATTGATTACGCGTAGAAAGTTATACGGAGCCAAAGGCGACGGCGAGTATGAACGAAGTGAATCGCGAGCATATACGCACTTATAAAAGAAACGGAGGAATCACGTTATGTCTAACCGCAAACCTGCCGCATGCTTCACCGGTCACCGCCCGAATAAACTCGGAGGCTACAACGAAAGCAACGCGATAATGTCCGATGTAAGAGCTCGCTTGGACCGCGCAATTGACTACGCGCTTGACTCATTCGGTATCACAACGTTTATCTCCGGCATGGCGCTCGGCGTCGATATGGCCGCGGCAGAAATCGTATTAAAGAAGCGCGAACAGTTTCCGCGTTACGGTATCCGCTTGGTAGCCGCGATCCCGTTCGAAGGTCAGGAACGCATGTGGCCGGACACCTCGCAAGATCGTTGGCACGATATTCTAGCGCAAGCTGACGAAGTTGAATACGTTTGTGAGCCCGGATATGCCGCGTGGAAGATGCAGAAGCGTAACGCGTGGATGGTCGATAATTCCGCTCTAGTAATCGCGGTATGGGACGGAACAAAAGGCGGTACCGGTAATTGCGTAGAGTACGCGAGGAAGGCGGAGCACAAGCCGCGCATCATAAGTATTAATCCGCTAAAGGAGATCCCGCAATGAAACGTATCGACGCAACCCTCGCCGCCTACGCCCTTGCTATCACCGTAATAATCGCGTGGATTTACGTCGATTACGCGTCGCTCGTCACAAATATACCGGAGGTGTTTCCGCATGTTAAACAACGTTAAAATCACGCAAAATTACGCACTCAAAACGGACGACCGCAACTTCATCGTCCTGCAGCGCAAGATCGTTGACCCTACGAAGGCGCCCGGTTACAAAGCGGTTGAAGGCGCTGAGCCACCCGCGCTAAAAGAGCGGTGGGATGAAATCGCGTATTACCCGCTGACGTCCGCCGGTCTGACCTCGTTCATTGAACACGTAAGGATGCGCGAGGCTACGGAACATGATGTCGCAAACTTGGCGGAACTTGGCGCAGCATTTCGGGAGACGACGGCAGAGATTATCGCGGCTGTTAACGCTGGATTATCGCCTGAGTTTAGCGTGAAGATGGGCGCTTAGATGGTGCGGGAGGGTATTCGGTAGGGTGCGGAGGGAAGGCGCTAATAACGCGGTTAAAATACGGGAGGGATACGTATGAGTAACGAAAGGGAAGCACGTTTTATTTACGAGAGTATGAAGGAGCATTGCGCGGGGCTACGTGAAGCACGAGAGTTAGGGGTGACGTCAATCTCGATTGATACGGCTGTTAGGCTCGCAGAAGTTGGCGCTATGGTTGCGTCACTACTCATTACGGAGTGTGCTAAGACAGACGAAAGAGCTCGCGTTACTCGTGGGATTACTGACGCACTTGACGGAGCAATTGCGCGGTTAGACCGAACGAGTCGCTACTAAATAACGGAGGATTAACGCAGATGAACAATGTACCAACATTCGAAACAATCGACGATATCATCGAATATTATCGCAAACAAAACGGAGGAGCTGACGCGAATGAGTAACAGGCCGACTATTCCCGCAGAAGTTGCTGACCTGATAGAGAATATGCGCAAAGCTGGCGCAACGAACCAGCAAATGACGCGAGTTGCGCAAGGTAACACGCAGGTTGCGGTATATCACGAAATCCTATCGTCCATTCCGTTCGACACGTTGCTGGCCGCGATGGTTAACGGGTATGAGCGGGAGTTGACGGAGGAGCAGAAACGGGCGGAGTCAGAGCGCGAGCTTGTGCTTTCCTACGAGAACCACCGCGGAGGAATTGGTCGATACACTACTGGGGAAGCGGACGACGCGTTCGCCGACGGAATTGAGTACGCGCTTGATATGATCGGAGTCCAAATCGAAGGAGTGAACGCGTGAAGATGGCGTTTATCCGACGCATTATCGAAAATGCATTCGTTCAGTACGTATTATTCGGAATCATATTCGCGGCGGTACTATGCGTGTGTTTCCCGATTACGCCTAACGTATTTTGGATGATCGTTGCTTTCTGGCCGTTTATCGTAGCACTATGGTTTTACGCTTTCATCAACGGAACAATTCCCGGAATGAATTTGTAAGGAAACGGGAGTAATAGAGCCTAAAACGGAGTTGGAATTAATTACCCAGTTTCAATAAAACGGCACTTAAGTTAACATAACAAATCTTTCGGATATATTATGATAACTAGATCAACCAGTATTTTCCTTTTAACGATATACTCCTTTTTGCTTATTCGCCGAATATGACGTTTTACCAAATTACGCTAGTCCACTTATACTACGGAGGTGTCAACGAGATGACAACGGAAACTAAGCGGGATTTACAAGCTGATCTTGCGCTATGTGATGCGGCGACGGCTGGGCCTTGGCGGATGTACGGCGGAAAGTTCGGAGAGACAAACGTGTATTATCCTCCTTACGATAATCACGACGAAGTGGTATCGGATATCGACGCGGATCGAACGCATGATGCGAGGTTCATCGCAGAATCCCGCGAAGCATGGCCCGAAGCTATCCGCAGGGCGATCGCGGCAGAGGAAAAATGGGCTAAACTTCGGAGTGTTGTCATTACTAATGCTACGGGAGGAAACGGCGAGAATATTAACGATTGGGACATCATGCGGAACCATATGGACGAATTTGACTCGGAGGTGGTCGATGGTGTGGGACTTTAAACTTAAGAAACGCGCATCAAAGCCGAAGGAGCCCGTCTGCTACCACGAATGGTTCTTGATAGACATGCGGATGGTCGACAGTTATATTTTTAACGACTCGCCAGAAGTCCGTTATGAAATCGTATGTAAGTCGTGCGAGAAATGTAAATCGCTTGACAAATACGAGTACCGGAAGTTTTGCGAAGTGTTCGAAGTAAAAGGAGGTCGGGAAGATGCCACGCGCTAAGAAGCCGCCTAAACCGAAGATCACCGCAGACCAGCGCAAGGACTGGCGCAACCTTCCGCTCGAAAGCTGGAATGTACTCACGCTACAGGCGATGGTTGCCGATCTCAACCGCGAGCAATACGGAGTTACCGTATACGTCCCGATGCGCGGACACGGATTTGAGCAGGGCCAACTAAAGCGCGCACTTACGCAATATGGGCCGTCAGCCCTACGCGAGACAATTACGCGAGCATTCCGTGAGCATCGGGTGACGCCGCAGTACCCGCAATTGACGGCGGGATTTCTGATTGCGTATCTTTTGCCGAGAATAATGCCGCAGGTGCTGGCGGAACAGGCGCGGGCGGAGAAACAGGCGGAGTATTGCGGTGATAATGCGGATAACAACGTGTTGACTGACAATGAAATAATTAATTTATTTTAGCGCGGGAAAAAGCGGAGGAATCTGGAAAGTAATATAATACAACGATAATCATTCTAAAATCAGCCGTAAATTAGCCGCAAGCAATCCAAGATTACGTTACAGTTAGGGGGAACGCAATTGTCGAATGCTAAAAACTGCATACTGGCGCAGCACTGTTCGCTAGCAGGCGGCGCGCAATGTACAAAGCTATGCGGATCTTATATCGCAACACACGGATTAAACGGCGCAGGCGGACGTGTAGGCGCAGCAAACCTACCGTCAGGCTACCGCGGCTTAACGCTTGCCAATTCGCCAGCACGGACGGACCAGGCGTCGATATACCGCGCTTTGGACACCTACGTTAAGACATTCGTACGCCAATTCGAAGAGTCACCGGAGGAACCGATCAAATCGCTGTACTTATATAGCGCAGGTCCGGGTACCGGAAAAACAACGACGGCGGCTGCGATAATCGGCGAATACATCGTACGTCACTATATCGGATCAATCCAGCGCAACAGGCAAGCGCTTGATCGACCAGCGTATTTTCTCGATGTAAACGCGTGGCAAACGCTGTATACGGAGTTCAACCGACCCAAAGTACCGGATGACATTGCGGAGCCTGCAGCGCGCCAATATTACGCGCAAATGCAGCACGCTAAAGCCGCTCCGTTTGCGGTGCTTGACGATATCGGTGTGCGTGAAGATACGGAGGGATTCCGCAGCGACTTGCATAGCGTGATTAACTATCGCGTGACAAACGACTTAATTACGGTATATACGAGCAACGTAGCGTTGAAGGACCTCGGCACGGTGTTACGTGAGACTACGCCGCGATTAATAGACCGGATTCGGGACCGTTGCATCGAGCGTGAGTTTGTCGGAATTAGTCACCGAGGACTCAAGCGAGCGTGAAAACGAAAAACGGAGTAAACGGGAGCATTCGGGAGATGGGGATAACTTACGTGTATTGATTTCGACAAATTGCGACTTGACAAACTGATTGTCAATCATTTTTTGACCACTTTTTCACCTAAATATGTCCAATTAATTACGTAAATTGGTATCACTGTCGAAATCAATTCGTGGGAAATTTGTCCTAAACCGGATTTGACGATATCTATCATGGCGGTGTAAAACTGGAGGTGTAGGAATTATGGCGGTTACAGGTCAACAGTTGCTAAGTAAATTGCTTGATGAGGGAAATGTGCAAGCGCTGGTAAAGTACAACATTAAGCGGGCGGATTTTCCAACAGTAGGCGAGCGCGAGGCATACGATTTTATTGACGGATATGCGAAAGAAAACGGAGGCGCAGCGCCTTCCTACGCGACTTTCGCTAATAACATACGAACAGTAACTTACCTGGCAGGGGTTACGGATTCATTCGAATACCTTGCGGGACAGCTTAAAGATGCATCAGGAAAACGGGAATTGGCGGAGTATATCAATAGCGCGGAGTTCACACAGGACTACGAAACGCTTTCGACAGAATCCTTCATTAATCGCTTGACTGCACGTACTAATGAGATTAAGATTAAAACACGAACGAGTGTTCCTAAAATAACTGATATTTCCACATCAGGAGAACAATTTCTAACAGAATACCGCGCACGTAAATCAGGCACCTCGTTCAAGATTTGGCGGAGCAAATTCGAAACTGTCAACGAAGCGATCGGCGGATACCTTTCCGGAAACATGTACGCGTGGTATGGGCGATCCGGCCGCGGCAAATCCGTCATCGTAATGGAGGAGGCGCTAGAATCTGCGTTCCAGGGCGCGGTCGTCCTACTGTGGATACTCGAAATGAGTACGTTCGAATGGATGGCGCGTGCATACTCGTCCATTTCCGCGAGAGTCAGCGGCACGGTTGAACGGATTGACGGCGTAGATTATACGGTCGGTTTCGATAACAAACGGATGCTCATGGGGAAGTTGGATGACGCATACGAACGCGGACTCGAACAGTTTGTCGCGGCGCTTAACGAGATCATTCCAGGTAAAATACTACTCCGCGCTACAGATAGCGAAGGGTTTATCAACCGCGGTATAACGAATCTGGAATCGGACATTATCGAAGTGGATGCGGACGTTGTCGTAGTCGATCCGATATATTTAATGGATTTCGAAGCGAATACATCACGGGTTGCCGGCGGTGACGTTGCGGAAACATCGAAGAAGCTGCGGAGAATGGCCGGACGATTGAAGACCGTTGTACATGTGGTAACGCAGGCGGACGAAGTTAAAGACGAAGAGAACGCGGATGGCGAGCGCGAATTGGTTGCGCCTAAGCGTGCGGAAGTTAAGAAGACGAAAGCCATACTCGAAGATGCGACGAACCTACTCGGCGTAGATACGTTGAACAAGGAAGGTCGAGGCGCGGTATGGATCAAGAAGGGACGTAACGGAGGCGAGGATACACGCGTTGAAATTGTATACTTGCCAAATTATGGTGTGGTGCGCGAGTTGGATACGCAAGGACAAGCGGAACAGTTTGCGAGCGTGAGCGGTTTTTAAAAGTACTTTTCGGAAACTATTGACAAAAGGAAATGACTGGATTATATTTTGGTGGTGGTAGTCACGGTGTTAGTCACGACAAACCACCATAAAATCAATTCGGAGGTAATACCCCTATGACAAAACCAACACCAGAACATATCCGTAAAGAAGCTTTATCAGAAATTCAAAATTATCCTTACGGAATAAAACAGTCGGACTTTTGGGTTGTCATGGGGCAGATGTTTATAGACAAAGGATACGAGGTAGGGGATTCCACCATTAAAAACGCGTTGTGGAGACTCGACCAGCAACATCCCGAAGCGGTAGTTAAAGTCCGCAAATCCGCTAAAGAGGTAGTTCTTTATCCCGCCAGAGAGTCGGAAAGCATTAAGAAAAGCAATGAGATCGCAGTCGAAGAAGCGGAAGCAGTAATCGATGAGGTCGCAATAACACTTTCCACATTGTGGGTAGAGTTTGAGAAGTGGCACTTCTCTGCTGTAATTGAAGAAGTGTATACACAATTTATGAAAGACTTTAAAGAGCCTTCGGATGTAGAAGCTTTAATAAACTTAAAAATAGGGATGGATTTGATTAGTAAGAGCCATTCTCACTTTAAGAGCAGACACCAGGACAACAAGGAGGTTAAGGAGTAGTGAAGACTAACATAAACGTTGACACGTTCCTTGCCGCAATCGACGCGCACGACTGGCGTAACGTACAACCGAATACTCGCGGTCGGTTAAACGCTTCATCTCCGTTTGGTAACCGAGTAGATAAGACGCCGTCATTCAGCGTAATTATCGATCCGGATTCGTCGGACTTCGGTTGCTGGCGTGATTCAGGCGCAAACGATCCGGAATGGGCTCGCGGAGGTCCCGTTAAACTCTACGCTTTCTTACGCAACATAACGTATGAAGAGGCGCGCGAAGAATTGATAAGCGGAGATGTAACCGAAGACGGTCCGCCTAAGCTACGGATCAAACTCGTACCACCCGGACCGCCACCTAAGCCGCAGCCGATCGATGTGAGCGCGTATAAGTCCGTCGCGGTTCCGTATCTTACTGGACGCGGAATAGATCCGGAAGTACAGCGCATGTTCGATTGCGGCTATGACAGCGGGAAGAGTGCGGTGGTCATGCCGTGGCACGATCCGGACGGTACGATTATCAACGCAAAGTGGCGGGCAACTTGGTCGAAGGTCTTCTTTTACGCTAAGGGCGGCGCGCCTGTCCGTAACATGATATACGGGATACACCTCGTTTATGCGCGGAAGATTGCGCGAGTTGTCATAGTCGAATCCGAAACCGACGCGTTATATCTGTGGAGCTGCGGTATACCTGCGATAGCTGTCGGCGGATCTACGTTTACAGATAACCAGGCGGAGATGCTGCGGATGTCTCCGGTGACTGCGCTTGTGATCGGGACGGATAATGACGCGGCGGGCGAGAAACTTCGCGAAGAGGTTGCGGATAAGATACGCGGATATTGCGAGTTATATGATGCGAGATGGCCGGATGGCGCGAAGGATGCGAACGATGTTGGCGACGAGATGACGGTGAGGAATACGGTTGCTGGCGCTGTTAGGAGAAATATTTTCAACATAGCGCAACATAGTATTGCCGCATATCGTCGAATAATGTAATATTAGGCAGTACACAAACCTGTGTACTATTCGTCGGTACAAGCGAATTAATCGCCTGCAGCCTCTTCGGGAGATCGCGCAACTCTCTTCATTTCGTACAGCTCATATGGGGAATCAAGGTTAAGTGCTTCCGCTATGGTGCGTAGGGTTCCCAGACCCATTACACCAACGATGTGCTGACGATTAATATAGTTGTTGATCTGTTGCTTACTTATACCAGTAAGCTCAGCCAACTTGACTTGCGTCATCCTTTTGGATTTAAGTATCTCCCGAAGTCGGCACTTACCGACTTCATACATAAAACCCTCCAACAACAAGATTAAAAAAAAGATTTCAGAACGATGTCCCAATATCAAAGATTCGTGTCCTTATATACTATGTAACCAAAACAAGGAGCTGATAAATGGTGAATAAACAACAACTGAATATCTTAGCCATGAGTGCTAAGAATGGTGACTCGGATGCAATGTGGGGAGTGAAGTATCACTTTCAGGAAACGATTCACCGGATGTCGGAATACAACCGTAACCGACTGAACCAAGCTGATTTTGAAGACGAGTGTTTCAAGATCATTGAAGATACGGTAATGAGGTTTGAAGCCGATAAAGGCGACTTACCACAATTAGTCATCAACTTCATTAAGCGCAGGTTAGGTCGATCTACAAAACGTTACAGTAAGAAGACAAAAGCGGATGAGTACGTTACGGTACCGATGGTACATAACGAAAACACCGACGGATTCACGGAGTTCGAAATACAAGACGATTTGGCGATCGTCGACAAGGATTTAATGTATAACGAAAGAATCACCGGCTTGGCGGCCGGCGACTCGAAGAAATTGGCGATCTTGAAAGCTTGGTCTGAACCAGGGCATAGCGTCACTGCAACCGCAAAGGAGTTGGCGCTCCTATTCGGTGGTAAAGCAGAATCGCACCGCAAGTCCATCGCAAGATTCAGATCAGAATGTGAGAAAGCACTGGCGTGTGCAGTCTAACATAAACGCGGTCGGAGTTTCAGGCAAGAAGCCCGACCTTGTTCGTAAAGAGTATATCACACTTTCTTAACAATTAAACAATACGAAATAGATATGTATGTTGTAAATCTTTGGTAACAATGTTCAATCCACAATTAGCATGTTACCACGGTTGATAACGCTTGTCAACGCTATCTAACTATATTATACCCGGAGGTGGCCGCCTTGAAACGCGCCCTTGCTAAAAATATACGTTCGTCTAACACGGAAGTTTCACGTTTTCATAACGAAATTTTACCTCAGTCCCGCCGCTACCCTGACGTTTGGTACAACGGTGCAGTCGCAGAGTACGAAGACTCCGCGGACTATATCGAAGCACTCACTTTGCGGAGAGGCCGGGTGATTGCGTGAAAACTCCGCTCAGATGGTCCGCAACTTCACACGCAATTAAGCGCGCTCGGGAACGGTTTAATGTCCGCGGCAGTGACGTACAAATCACCGAATGGCTTGCGCAGAAGTTAGATGCCGCGTCGTTTATCGGATGTATTCCGGATGACTCCGGCAAGATGCGCCGCGCATTTACGTCAGGTAAAGTCGTCATCTTCGTCGCCATTGCGGATAACGCGGTGATCACCGTAAGAGAGGCGAGCGTCCAAAAAGAGTGGCGCGGAGTCATCGAAAGGTTGGCGGATAAGGAATTGCGCAAGCACAAGCGGAGGGCCCTCGCAGAAGAACGCAAGCTCCTCGAATTGAGAACGCAGATGGAAACGGAAGTATGCGGATTGCGGTCGGCGGCCCTCAGCGCCAGATCAGACGCTAAGCGTAACGCATGCCATGCGAGAGTTAACGCATTAACTATGCGGATAACAGAGGTGGAGCGCGATATAAACCGCGTCAGACGCGACGTTTTAAAGGCGGCCGAGAGTTATGCCGCGGTAATTTAAACCGTGTCATTACCTATTAAATAGCGTACCAAGTCGGCCCTGCGTCGGCTGCGCGGTATTAACTGTGTAAACATCCGGTTAGTGCCGTGCAGCGGGCGTGGGACTTGTGGAACAGGAGCGGACAATGATCCGCTTAGCACAAGCGAAGAGTAAGCCGCGAACGATACGGAGTGCACACGTATCCAGTAGCGCAATCCCCGTCCGAAATAAACCGAAAAGGAACGTGATTGAATGTCGATGTTTACGAAAAAAGGTGCCGCCGCTGTTGCTAATGCTCAAGCTGATAAGGATACGCCAAACTCCGCCCTTGTTCCGTTCACATCCGGAACAACGTACAAAGTCCGCGTTAAATCTGTTGAGGACTCCGTTGAGTACTACGGCTTCGGAATGTTCGGTAAGGTCAATACGTTTGTACCGGAGAATCCCGCTACTCGTAACGATAAAGGCTACGTAACAGCGAACCCTTCAGTATGGGACCGCGCGGCTGACTTGCTCTACGCTGATGCGAAGAAAGCGAAAGACGGCGGGGATGAGGCAGGAGCGGAGGAAATCCGTAAGCAAGCGTACTTGTACAAAGGGAAACCGAAGTACCTCGTTGCTTTCGGTAACCTGGAAGATGGCGCGGATATCGTTATCGACTTGACGCCGAAGCAAGCGGCCGGAGTATTCGCGGCAATCAAGAAGTACGAGAAGAAACTCGATCGCCTCGCGTTTGAGATTTCGAAGACCGGATCATCTACGAACACCGTCGTAAGCTTGTCGCCGATCCTCGATATGGACGAAGACCTGACGGAGAAAGAACGCGCTAACTTCGATAAAGCTGGCGAAAATCCGTTCGATTTCGAAACGTTTGAAACGTGCCTTTATGTCGCGAAGGAGGATGAGCAGGTTAAGAACCTCGTAATCGCGGGCTTTGACATCGGACGACTCGGACTCTCGATTGGTGCCAACTCGGGAAACAACGCGCCAGCTCCATCCGATAATGACGCGCCTATCGATATCTCTGACGAAGATTTACCGTTCTAATACGCAATTTACACGCTCGCAAAATAACGAAGAGGAGTGATTTATATCGCACATGTTTCAGAAAGAGTCGGAAAGTATTCGGAGCTGGCGGCGCGTCTTGCGCTGCTCGCTAACGGATGGACCGTACACAAGGCGGAGACGGACGAAGCGTACGATATCCTGGCGTGCGATCCATTATCGGGCGACTACGCTAAGATTCAGGTGAAGACGGTCAGACAGCGGATGGACCGCGGCGGCGACCTCGTAGTTTATGCGCGGAAAGGGAACGGAACAACGTACGACTTATCCGACGCTGATCTAATAATTGGCGTCTGGGCGCAAGATGGCGAAATGCCGCGCGTATTTATGTTCGAGAACCGATTATGCGGAGAGTACTGGGCGCGGGAAGCAAGCGCGAGTGAGCGTTGGGTTGAGCTCTCGTTAGCGTTGAACCGCGGATTAGTAACAGCGGCGGCCTAACGTAAGTAAACGGAGCAAGCGTAGTATTGGGCGGAGGTCCCAACGGACAGCCCACGAAAAGGGGAAACTCATTAATGGCGAAACTTAACGTGGTAATTCCGGCAGTAGAGGTAACGGTGGATGGCGTGACTTATCGCAAGGTTGACCGCAAGGCGCAAGCGGGTGATATCGTTAAGGCGCTAAATAATGGTGACGACATCGATATGGGCGCATTCTACGCGGTGTACGTAAGCTCAGACCGTGAACTCGTGTTTGCGGATGATAACGGTGATGAGAGAGCGTATCAACTCAGAGAGAACTCGGATAAGTACGAAGTCTACGCGCCAATCTCCGAACCAGCCGCGGACACTATCACGTTCGAAGGCGCAACATGGCGCAAAGTCGACCGCGATGTCCGCGAAGGCGATGCGATTAAGTTTACGGGTAAGGGACGCCGCAGCTACTTGACTGGTGCGGAGCTGTACGTTGTTGACCGCGTAGATTCGTGCGACGATCCGCAAATTACGGATGACGACGGAGATGATTACGACGCGGGCAGCGCTGATTACGAAGTCTACGAGAAGGTTGCGGAAGAGAAGACGCAAGTCACTACACCTCAGTATCGCGAGGTTAAGCGGAAAGCTGACGTAGGTGAGCGGATTAAGATCGTCGATAGGCTCGTATGGGAGACACGTTATGCGAACGGAGATACCTTCGTTGTAGCAGAGGACGCGGCTGGTGGTGACGTCGTTATTAGAACGGAGAATTTCCCGAGAGTATGCGTAGTTTATTCCGAATACGTCGTACTCGAACCGGTAACCGCGGAGCCTGCGAAGAAAGCGGAGCCAGAACGCCTGGCCGTCGGAGATTATGCGCGGGTTGTTGACGGAGAGAAAATAAACTCGGGAGCTCGCGTTGGAGACATCGTTGAGATACTCGTAGATGATAAGAGCACGGTGCCGTATAAAGTACGTACAATTAGCGGCTATAGGGTCGGAGACGAAAACTGGGCGCTTCCTTCCGCATTTGTCCGCGCAACAGACGAAGAGGTGGCGGCCGCTAAAGATCCGCGCAGTAAATTCGAGATCGGAGACTACGTAAAGGTTGCGGTCGAATACTGCGAGCATAAGGTAGGCGACGTATTGAAGATTACGAACACAGCCAGCAGACACGATTTCTACGTAACTAACGTGGCTACTAATCGTCTTGGGTGCATCGACGCAGACAAACTCGTTAAACTCACCGCAGCCGAAATCGCGGAGATCGAACGCAAGCAAGCGGAAGAAGCCGCTAAACGCGCTGAGGAAGCCCGCTGGAACGCGATCGGCCGTAAGGTGAACGAGTATAAACGCGGAGATTTGGTAAAGGTACTCGGAACTCTCGGCGGAGAAACCGAAGTAGGCGACATCGTGGAGGTATACGAAGGAGACGGAACTGACTCACCGATGATTTACGGTAATGATGGTTCAACATACTACGCCACGGTTGAGCTAATCGTTCCGGTAGAGCAACGTTTCGACCGCGTAGAGGAGGTGGACGCCGCATAAGCGCTAACCGTGCGGACTACAACGAAAGGAGTGAGCGCTATATCACCGAAACTAACGCTAAACTTACGGCCGCCAGCGGATGACGAAGCGGCGGAACGGGTGGCAGACGCAGCTAAACGGAAGAAGGCGGCGCAGGAGACGGACGAAGAGGCGATCGACCGCGTACTGCGGATGTCATTAACGGATAAGCAACGCGAGGCAATCGAAGGCTTACGGCAGGTATACGGATCGGGCGAAACAGGCAATCGTCCGACTCTCCGTACCTCTGGCGGCCAAGTAACGAAAGAAGACGTAATCCGCGCGGCTGAACAACTGCAACGACAAAGGCAGACGGATCAGCGCGCGGAGAAAGTTGCGGAGACATTGCGGTCAAAGCCGGATAATTTCCACATCGTAACGGATGACGCGGAGTTACCTGCGTTCGTCGAGCGTATTCGCGAAGAGTGTCGGCGCCAAATGGCGGAGTGGCCGGATAGGTGGGCGATACTTGGCGTAAAATCGCTGACCGCGAATGACTTCGAGGGAACCGGAGTAGACACGTACATTGACGTATCAATCGGATATTCCGTATGGCTTCCGTTACTGGACGAAGGGTACTACCTTCCGTATGGGCACGTTGACATGCGCGGAGAATCGGGCTTCGACTTCCTGGACGATATGAGCGCACATAAATCAACCGACCGCCAGCTCACGCGTTCAAAAGTTCTCGCGGCAATCACGCCTTATCTATCGCAACCAGCGCATGGCAAATCGTTTCATATGGGATCTGCGCGCTATGACTTACACGTTGCGATTAAAGACGGCTACGAGATTCACGGCTGCGTATGGGATTCGCTGGACGCGATGAACTCGTTAAATGAGCACGAGGAGTACTTCGGTCTCAAACCGTTAACCGCTAAATACGGACGTTACTTCGGAATTGACGGTCCGGTCTATACGTTTGAAGACATGTTTGGAAACCGTTCGCCAGCTCCGTTCAGCATCGAACTCGTCGGAATCTACGCGATCAAGGACGTACTGTACGGTTGGCGCCTTACGGAATGGCAATTCGAACAGATGCGCGTTACGCCGTCCGCAGAGAAGCCGGGCAAGCTTCTCGAATGTTATGCGCAAATTGACTCGAAGCTTCCGGAGACAGACGTATTCTTGGCGCGGTCCGGCTTCTGCGTTGATATTGACGGACTCGCCGCGTTAGAAACCGAGTTCGAACCGCTACTTGAGAAGGCTCGTGCTGACGTATTCGAAGCGTACGAAATTGACGACGCGTTTGTACGTAAGATGGACCGCACGATCAACGCGGCTAAGGTTACGGACTGGATCGATAAGCAACGTAAGAGGATCGCACGGAATGCGGAAGCTCAGGAGAAACAACTCGCGATAATCTCGGAATGTAAAGCCGCAGGGAAAACGCAGCTCAAGAAATATACGAACGCGGTCGAAAGGCTTGCGCAATTGAAGGCGGAGAATTTAGCGCCAGCCGACGAAGAGCACGCGCCACTTAACGTAACGGAGTTTTCGATAACGAACGGGAATCACCTTGCGTATCTGATTTACGATCACCTCGGAATACGCGACCGCACCGGACAGTTCAAGCGCGGCAAGAACCGCAGTACGGCTGCTGACGTCATGGAGGCGTATTACGAAGAGGAAGAAGCGCTCAAGCCGTTGGCGACCGTGGCTGCGTACGAGAAGCTGCTAACAACGTATATCCAACCGATGTTAGGGAGCGCGGGCAAATCGTCCATTATCGAAGTGGATGGGCGCGTACACTCGGAGTTCAAAGCGGGAGGGACCGCAACAGGGCGGTACAGTTCGTCAGGATACAGCGGAAGACCGATCGATATATTACGCGAATTTGAAACGGAGGAATGAGTAGATGACTAAATATCTTTTGCCTCTCATTGACGGTGGTATCGTGAAAATTGAGACTGATTCGGAGTACTCGCCAGGCTGCGAGACGTGTGACTACGGAAGTTTATATATAAACGATTTCAACGTTCTATTGAGTACTGGAAATATATACGTCAGAGCAGAAAATATGTACGAGTACGCATTGTCCGAGGGCTACTTAATGGAGCTCATTCTTCCGAATACAGACCTTATTAAAGGGATGACAGAGCGTGGGTTCTTTGAGTGGGTTGAGGAGAGCCTGCGAGGTAAGTTTGGAAGTCTAATCGATATTTGCGAGTTCAACGCTAATGCCTAACATAACTGACGCTAATTACCACGCTATTGTCCGTAAGCTTATCGCAGACAACCGCAAGGTAAGACGCGGCCTCAACGCCCAGAATTTACCATCTAAAGGCGCAGGCAGCCGCGTCCGTAATCAATTCGTTCCTCGCGAAGGCTTCACGTTTGTCGGCGCCGACCTCGGGCAGATAGAGCCTCGAATAATGGCGCACATCATGTATACGAAATATAACGACAACTCTATGCGTCAAATCTTCGTAGACGGCGTCGACCTCTATACGACTATGGCGATGATGACGTTCGACTTGCCAGAAGAATACTGCGTCGACAAAGCGTACGATCCGACCGGCAAGTTCAAGCCGCGCGTAATGATGAAGACAGGCCAGCTCGCGGTGTCATACGATCAATCCGTTAAGTCTTTCGCGAAGAAGATGCAAGTTACCGACGACGTTGCGCAGATGTTCTTCGAAAACTTCGACCAAACGTTTCCGTCGTTTAAAACGATGGTGGCCGATATTCGCGACTTCATGCGTCAGCACGGTTATGTAGAAACACTTTTCGGCCGCAAACGTCGCTTCCCGGATTATAAACGCGTAGCTGCGTCAGCATCGAAGAATGAGCAACGGTTGATCCGCTTGTACACTGAACGGAAATCACTCCGCCGCCTGACGCCGACCGATGCAGAACAACGAAGGATCACCGCACTGCAAGAGGAGATAGGCAAGCTCGCAGAGGATCGCGGTAATGTCGGCTACTGGGAACGTGCTGCCTTCAACGCGGTTATCCAAGGAACTGGCGCGGACATCCTCAAGCGCATTGGTATCCGTATGGCACAGATATGTCGAGAACGCGGATGGGAGTTTAACGCGTCAATACATGATGAAGTTATCGTAAGCATTCCGGACGATCAAATGACGCCGGAAACAATCGCGCTTATTAACGAAGTGATGACGAAGACTTCCGAGTTAAGCGTGCCGCTTACGACGGACATTGCGATACAAAAGCGCTGGATGATGGAGTATTCAGCGGACGAATGGGACTACGCGAATAACCGGCCGTTGCCGGAGTTTGCGAATAAATACGGGGAGGCTGCGTAAATGGAACAGCGTAAATATACGAGTATTGTACGAATGGGACATCGCGATACTGTAGGAGTCGTTAAGGAAGGCGACTATATCACGGTATACGAAAAGTTGGACGGAGCTAACGCGTCGTTTTCGCTAAGAGATGACGGAGAAGTCCTCGCGTTCTCACGTAACACGCAGCTCTCTCCGGAAAATAACCTACGTGGATTCTACGAGTTTACTCGCGGTATTAATCCTTCCGCACTAATGCCAGACACTATTTACTACGGAGAATGGCTCGTTAAGCACAAAGTCGATTACGGAGACAAAGCGGCAACGTTCTATCTGTTCGATATCTACAGCACTATCGACGAAGATTACGCGCCAACTGACGTTGTTATCTCCGAGGCCGCATGGTTGGGACTCGCAATTGCACCGATCCTATACGCAGGCCCTTACGTATCATTCGAACACCTGCAATCGCTGGTTGGGCGGTCTTCATACGCGGTAAACGCAGCAGGCGGCGAAGGCATCGTCGTCAAGAACGTTAATTTCCGGGATCAGTACGGTAAGCAAACGTTTATGAAGCTCGTTAGCGAAGAATTCCGCGAGATGCAGCCGCAGAAGGCTCCGCGTGATCCTAACGCTGTGGAAACGGTCGAGACGGCGTTCGTCAAAACGTACCTGACCGAGGCGCGCGTCGATAAGCTATTACGCAAACTCGTTGATGAGGCGATTATTCCGGAAGCGTTCGGACTAGAGGATATGGGCGTCATCCTGCGTGAGCTTGGCGGCCGCGTATACGATGACCTATTGAAAGAGGAGAGCGCGGACTTACCAGCGGACTTTGACGAGAAGGGATTGCGCAAGGCGATCGGAAGGGTATTACCGGTACTTGTACGCGAAATTATTAACGGAGAGGTGGCTGCGTAAATGAACGAAATAGTAACGGTAATTGACATCGAAACAACCGGACTTGACCCGCTCACCGATCATATTACGGAAATCGCCGCCATCCGTGCGGAAGTTGGGTCGGGCAGTTACATCCGCGAGATCGGACGGTTCCAGACGTACGTTGCACTTCCGCTGGGTGTTAGGATTCCGGAGAAGATTACGGAGTTGACCGGAATTAAGGCGGAGGATTTGCGCGATGCTCCTTCGGAAATAAACGCTTGGACAATGTTACAGCGACTGTCTCGGGGATCTCGATTAGTGGCGCATAATGCTCCGTTCGATCTCGCGTTTATTAGGCCGGTAATGCACCAAGGATTCGCCTGCACTCGCGCCATGTCCCGCCTAATTGATCCGGACGAGAACGCAAGCCTTGCGCCGACATGTGAGCGTTACGGAATCGCGCTTAACGGACATCACCGCGCTATGAATGACGTGGAGGCTACGCTGCAGCTTTACGCAATCCTGCGGGAGAAAGCGGAAGTTAACGGAATCACATACCGCAATGTCGTCGTTGATAGCGCGGAACGGCCGCTGACGTATACGCCGCCTGGCGCGATTGTGCGTACGATTACGCGGAAACAACAAACTAAGGAGGCGGTTTAAATTACGGATAACCAACTAATCGCAAATAGAATCGCGGAGCAATTTACGGTATTCCTGAACGAGTGGCATTCCGCGCCAGAAGTGTACGACGACGCTCTCGACGCGCAGATTCACGGCTGGTATCAAAACGTACTTACGGACAAATCACGCAAAGTATGGCCGCCGCGGAACATTCCGTACTTCTCGCCAAGCTCCTCCAACTCCGATGCACGCGGCCTCTACGAAAAGATGCGCGGCGCTAAGCGTGAGTCATCCGACCGACCTGCGCATCAAGGACGTTGGGTCCGGATAGGGACGGCAATTGGCGATGTCATTCAGCGCGATATTCTGTTCGCGGAGAAACATTACGCACGCCATTACGGAGAGAATCCGCGCTTCACATTCGACCGTAACGAACGCGGCGAGCCGGTATTCGAGGACTTCGCTAAACGCGGCCATATCGTTAATCACGGCGGCCAGACATTCGCGTTATATGGAACATGCGACGGAATCATGCAAGTTTACGTACCGGAGCTCGGCCGGACGGTGCGCGTCGGCCTCGAAATTAAATCGAAGCAAGGAACGTACTCCGCGACATCCGGATATTCCACGAGGAATGGCGCGAAGGAAGACCACGTTAAGCAATGCGTCTGCTACTCGATTATGTATGACGTTGACTTCTACGTAATCCTCTACGTTAACGCGAGTAAGAAGGCGTGGGCGATGCCTGACGTGGATATCGAAAAGTATCCGGACATTGCGGCGTTCGGCCTGCATATTACGGATGCGATGCGCGGTGAAATGCTTGACCACTTCGCCGAAATCGTTGACGCTGCGAATAAAGGCGAGCCGCCTGCGCTGGATCTCGATAAGTGGTTATTCCTAGACTTCAAGCGGACGGTATCCTTGTCACTTTCGGAAGACGAGGTGGAAGCGTTAAGGCGCAAAGTAGCCGCGATTATGAGATCGAACCTGCCGGACTGGAAGAAGCGCGGGCCGGCGGAGGCGTTAGCGGATATTGAGCGGATTAGGGAGGAAGAGGCGGAGAGCCAAACGAAGGAGGCTGCGTAATTATGAACGTACTCAAACGCATACTTAACGGAATTGCATATGTAGGTGTGACCGCCGCTACTCTATACGGCTTGATGCTGTGGATTATCCTGCTCGCGAATAGTGGGAATACGTGGCTAACTCGGATTGGATTTGCGTTAATCATTCTCGCGCTATTTATCCAGGGATACACGTCAGGAGGCGATAACAATAGCGAAGCCAAAAGCGCAGACTAAACGTTACGCCGGACTCGACCTTTCGTTAACTTCGCCAGGCTTTGCGGTTGTGGACGTGAAGAATCGCGTCCCTAAGTTAGTCGCCACATCCATCGTTAAAACTGACGCAGGCGAGGCGCGCCCGTTACGCTACGAAGTCATCGAAGCTCACGCGTTATTATTCTTCCGCGAACATAAGCCTGATTCCGAAATCATTCGTGAGATATGGCCGCCAGCGCGTAACTACGAACAGAACGATAAGGTTCATGGAGCATGGTCGGCGGTTGATCGCGCACTATCGCGGCTTGGCTACGAGGTTGCGGAGAATCTGACACCACCTAACGTTAAGAAACTCGTAACAGGAAACGGTCGCGCTGAGAAACCGCAAGTTGCGGAAAGCGTGCGGAAGATACTACGGCTCGGCCCTGATTACAAGTTCGCGTCCGGCTACGATGACTCGGATGCTGCAGCGGTAATTCTGGCGTACCTTATCCGCGAGAACTTAATTGATACGGAAGTGGCCGCGGCATGAGCGAACTAGCCGCACGCCTCGCCGAACACCAGCGCCAGGAAATCGCAGCCCTCGAACGGTCCGTCGCAGTATACCGAGGGCTTGCGGAGAAGTATGAACGTAGGCTCGCCGAAGCCCGCGCAATATACGAAAGGAGCGAGCGCGAAGAATGCTAGTCGTCTACGCATCACGTACGGGAAATGTCGGCCTATTCGCGCGGCGTCTCCCTTATCCTACAGCTAAACTTACGGAGGATCTACGCGTAACTGAGCCGTTTATCCTCGTGACATATACGGATAAGATCGGAGAGGTTCCGTCCAAGACACGTGCTTTCCTCGCATATAACAACGAATACTTACGCGGCGTGGCAGCGTCCGGCAACCGTAATTTCGGACCAGCTTACGCACTCGCCGCGGATCAAATAGCGAAACAATACGGAGTGCCGATCGTTTGCAAGTTCGAACTGGCGGGCACGCCTACCGACATACAAAAATTCACCGAAGGAGTGGACGCGCTTGTCAAGTACCTATAAATATATCGAACTCAATAACGAGGTTACCGTAATGAAGGACGGTTTTTACCAACTCGAAAAGGATACGGAGGCCGTCGACGAGTTCATGCGCTTCATCCGCGATAATAAGATGCGGTTTGACTCCGTAATGGCGCGCGTTCATTATATGGTCGACAACGGGTATTACTATCCGGAAGTCCTGGCGCAATATACTCCGGAGCAAATTACGGATGTTCACCGCATGGCTGACGACGCTGGCTTGCGATTCGCTTCGTACATGGCCGCGTTCAAATATTATACGGATTACGCGCTTAAGACTCGCGACAAGAAAACGTACCTGGAATCGCCAGAGGAACGTTACGCAATCATCGCGTTATACCTGGCTCAAGGTAATTACGAACAAGCGCGGGAACTTATGTGGGGCTACCTAAACGGAGTTCAACCGGCCACGCCTACGTTCCTTAACGCAGGCAAAGCGAGACGCGGCGAGATGGTATCGTGTTTCCTTACGGAGCTTGACGACAGCCTTAACGCAATTGGCCACGCACATAATACCGCGATGCAACTTTCGAAGATTGGCGGAGGTGTGGCGCTGAATCTATCGAAACTGCGCGGACGTGGCGAGGCGATTAAAGAGGAGGAAGGCGTAGCAAAAGGCATCCTTCCGGTCGCCAAACAACTAGAAATGGCGTTCTCATACGCGGACCAAATGGGACAGCGTAAAGGTAGCGGGGCGGTCTATTACAACATCTTCGGATGGGACGTGATGGAGCTGCTTGACGCGAAGAAGATTAACGCGGATGAACGGTCGCGCCTTAAAACGTTGTCTATCGGACTTATCGTTCCGTCCAAGTTTATCGAGCTTGCGGAGACTAACGAGCCGTATTACGTATTCGCGCCATACACCGTCTTCAAAGCGTATGGAACGCACTTGGACGATATGGATATTAGCGCGATGTATGACGAGTTGGTTGCGAATCCGGTCATTAAGAAGCGCGAGTTAAATGCGCGTGATATGTTGACGAAGATTGCGACAACGCAACTTGAATCCGGATATCCGTATCTCATGTTCAAGGACAACGCGAATGACGGACATGCGCTGAAAGGCGTCGGTCAGGTGAAGATGTCAAACCTCTGCACGGAAATTTTCCAGTTGATGGAAACTAATATCATCAACGATTACGGTGAGCCTGACGAAATCGGCCTCGATATCTCGTGTAACCTCGCGTCACTCAATATCGTTACTGCTATGGATTCCGGAGATTTACGCCGCGCTGTTCATTCCGCAATGGACTCGCTGACCGCAGTATCCGATATGACTGCGATCGCCAATGCACCAGGCGTCCGCAAAGCTAACGATTTAATGCATAGCGTCGGCCTCGGCGCAATGAACCTACACGGTTTCCTTATGAAGAACCGCATATCGTATCAATCCGAGTTGGGACGTGAGTTTGCGGACGCCTTCTTCGCCGCGATCAACTATTACTCGCTGGAACGTTCGATGCAAATCGCTAAGGAGCGCGGAGAGTCATTCTACGGATTCGACCGTTCTGATTACGCAAGCGGCGCGTACTTTACGCAATATATCGAAAATGATTTCCGTCCGAAGTTCGAAAAAGTAGCGGATTTGTTCGCAGCTTCGGGAATCGTTCTTCCGGGACCTGACGAATGGGAACGTTTGGCCGCGGAAGTTAAAGAATACGGATTGTGGCACGCGTATAGACTTGCGATTGCACCTACGCAAAGTATTTCGTACGTTCAGAACGCGACGAGCTCCGTATTGCCGATTTCTGACGTAATGGAGACGCGGACCTACGGAAACTCTACGACGTACTATCCGGCTCCGTTCCTGGCGCGTGACAATATGATTTCGTATACCAGCGCGTTCAATATGGACCAGCGGAAAATACTCGAAATGGTTGCGACAATTCAGCGCCACGTTGACCAAGGGATATCAACGATACTCTACGTAGACTCGAAAACGCCAACTAATGAACTCGTCCGCTATTATCTATACGCGCACAAACTCGGCCTTAAGTCGCTGTACTATACGCGGAATAAACTACTGTCCGTAGCTGAATGCACATCTTGCGCTGTCTAAATACGAGAGGAGACTGATATCTTAAATGACGAACATTATCCGCGCTGTGAATTGGAACCGACCTGACGACGACTACTCCGAGGATTTCCTCGACCAGAACTTTATGCAAATATGGCGCGAGCACGAAATCCCGCTTGATGACGATAAGATGGCGTGGCTTGCGCTGAGTGATACGGAGCGTGACGTGTATAAGAAGGTGCTTGGCGGCCTTACATTTCTAGATACGGAGCAAGGTTCCGAAGGGATGCCGCTTATTATGCAGCACGTCGAGAGCGCGCAGAAGAAGGCGGTCCTATCGTTCATGGGCATGATGGAGCATATCCACGCGAAGTCTTATAGCGCAATCTTCGCAACGCTCACCTCTACGGAAGAGTCCGACCGCGTATTCGAATGGACCGTAGCCAATCCGTTCCTACGGCGCAAGGGCGAAATCATTAGCGGATATTACCGTTCCATTACGTCGCCTGAGCGCTTATACATGGCGATGGTTGCGTCGGTATTCCTGGAATCCGCGCTGTTCTATTCCGGATTCTACTATCCGCTATTACTCGCAGGACGCGGCAAGATGACGGCCAGCGGCGAGATTATCGATTTGATCATGCGCGATGAGGCGGTGCACGGTCAGTACATTGGAACACTAGCACGTGAGGTGTACGCTGATCTTCCGCAAGAGTCGCAGGAGGCGCTTGACCGCGAAGTCGCCGTATTGCTGCGCCGGCTTTACGATAATGAGGCGGGGTATACCGTTGATTTGTACGCGCCAATCGGACTTGAGGAGGACGTGCTGCGGTTCCTGCGTTACAACTTTAATCGTGCGCTTATGAATCTCGGACGGCCTACGCATTTTCCCGACGAAGATATCAATCCGATCGTACTCAACGGGATTAATACCGCGACGAAGATACACGATTTCTTCTCGAAGAAAGGTAACGGATATCAGAAGGCGGTCAATATCGTACCGCTTACGGATGCTGATTTCGCGGTATAGAACGGACACTAACGGAGGGCCTACGGGCTGCTCCGTTATTTTTTTATCTGCAATGTCCCAATCTGCTCAATTCGTGTCCTTATATAGTATGTAAGACGGAAACACACTCAAACGAAACGGAGATGATACGATGTCAAACGTTAATCAAACGTATCGAGAAGTCCAACGCAAAGCCAACGCAGGTGAGCGCATCAAGATCGTAGCCGCCGCGGTCACTGGCGGTAGTTACCACAACGGTGACGAGCTCGTAGTTAGTGCCGTCCAGCCGTCTGGAGTACTCGCGACACTTGCGGACGGATATCGCGCAGGTATCTGGCACCGCGAATACGTAGTCCTCGAACCTATCGTAGCTCCCGCGCCATCAAACGTTAACCTCCCGGACCTCTTCGCACAATTCATCCGGGACAATGCGCCGGCCGTACGCAGCTACTTGGCGGAGGTTGATCCGGTTGATAGCGCGGAGATCAACGAACCGGCCCCGCTGATACGCGCCAAGGTTATCGAAATGGCTCGCGAAAGGGTTACGGAGTTGGAGCGGCTCGGTTCTGATCCTAACGCGGAATTAGCGCAAGGTCCGTTCAAAACGAAGTTCTATAACGTAGAATTTCACGTTAACCGCGATAAACGGACAGTTACCGCATTAGTGCGTATGGGGCGGAGACGGAGCGGAGATAAACCAGCCGCAGTAGGCATCGCTAAGGCCGCGCCCGACGACGTATTTAACGCAGACATCGGCAAGGCAATCGCGGCTGAACGAGCGCTCGGTCTGACGCTGACGGATGCGTTTGTGAATGCGCCGAAGCCGGAGAAGGCGGTACCTGGCGTCGTTATCCGTAAGATAAACGGAGCCCATATCGGTACAACTCGCGTCATTGAACGGACAATATTGGACGGTACTAGATACGAATTTACCAACGGGTATAACTCGGAGATTCGTAACTGCGCGATTATCGACGACACCGACGCAGATTACACGGAGTCGGCCGCAAAGGACGGTGAAGCCGCGTGACCAAAGACGAACTCATTATCGCACTCACAAAGCTAGATGCGCCAGGCAACGCGCAAATCCTCGTATGGAGTGAAGACGGCGAGAGACTTACGCTTAACAACGAAGCTCGCGCAGTCTATGACGGAAAGTATGTTGTAATCGAGGAGGTGGGCGCGTGACTAAGGCGGAATTAATCGAACTTATCGAACGCTTTCCGGATGACGCGGAAGTTTGCGTAAGAGATGTTGACGGAGACTCTCACCGAAATGTGTACGCGGTAATGTCCGGAGATAGAGTAGCGATTTGCTACGAATATGACCGCTAAAGGAGGGCGCAACTATGGCGTATAAACTTGAACGCACCCCGACCGGATTCACCATAAGAACCGCGCCAGCCGATCGTATCGAACGCGAACAGGCTGCGCGTGATTGGGCGGCGATTGCGCTAGTGGTTGCGGGATTGGTCGCGGTGTGGGCGCTCGTGTGAAACCTAATTTAACGAAGGAGTGATCGTATGGAAGAAACGGTAACTATCGCAAAGTCGGAGTATGAACGCTTGGTACGAGATAGCGAATTTCTCGGCGCGCTAGAAGCATGCGGCGTAGACAATTGGGGCGGGTATAGTGACGCGTGGGATTTGATGGACGAAGAGGAGGACGCCGAGTGAACGCAATCAACGTAAAATTCAAGCGCCTGCATCCGGACGCTAAGATTCCGCAGTATGCAACGGAAATGGCCGCCGGCTTCGATTTGGTGGCGGTAGAAGACGTAATCATCGCGCCGGGCGAAACTGCGAAGGTTCCGTTAGGATTCGCGGTGCAGATTCCGGCGGGCTACGAAATACAAATCCGGCCGCGTTCGGGAGTTTCCGCTAAGACGAAGCTTCGCGTAGCTAACTCGCCGGGTACGATCGATGCGGATTATCGCGGAGAGGTTGCGGTGCTTATCGATAACATTGCGCCAGTATGGGATGCGGCCGCTGGTTATGCGTTAGATATCGAAGGTAAACCGACACATTCGCCTGTTCGCGGATTTCTTCCGGAAGGTACGTACATCATCCGCAAAGGTGATCGCATCGCTCAAGGCGTACTCGCCGCAGTATCCCGTGCATCCTTCGAAGATGTCGCGGAGGTTGACGATACGGAGCGCGGAAATGGCGGCTTCGGCTCGACCGGAACTCACGTACACAACGTAACTATTACGCCGCTGAATCGGAGTGTGAACGCAATTTGATCAAACGCTATACCTACGCAATCATCACCGCTTACTGTATGACGGTTTGGGTCGGACTCGTAGTCCGGACGATATTACGATAGGAGGTCGCACATGATCGTAATCAGCGTTTACCTCTCGCTAGGTATGTTAATCGCAATGGCATTCGCTAAGTGGGGCGTGATTGACCCGGATGACGAAGGAATGCGCGAACTAGAAAGATCGCCACAAATGCAGCGCATGTTCTTGATTATACTCGCGCTATTATGGTTGCCACTTATATTGATCGGCGGAATCCAAGCGAAAATTACACGTAAGGGAGATGACGCGGATTGAACGTTAAGCTAATCGCACATACGCAACTATCCGAAGAGTTTAGGAATGCGCTATGGGACAGAGAGGACGCGGATGTAGACGTAAATGACCGCGCAGCCATCGCATTAACCGCAATCCGCACGTGTTACTCACCGCTCAAGCCTACGGAGATCGTCGCGCAAGAAGGCGAAAAGTACTTCGGAAACGCGGCGTCAGATGGCGCAGGAGGTACGGAAGCCGATCGATTGTTCCGCCATATTACCGGATCAGGTCATACGTCAACTCTCGAACATATCACGTACACATTCGCGGTCGAAGACGTGAGCCGCGCACTCCTGGCGCAACTCACGCGTCACCGTCATCTATCGTTCAGCGTGCAGTCACAGCGCTATGTCCGTATGGGAAGCGCGGATAAGATTGGCGGATTCGATTACGTGACGCCTCCGAAAGTGGGGACGCAGGATGTTCCCGGAACAGATCGCTACGATGGTACTCGAACTCCATATCGCGGAGATCCGCTCAAGGCATACGAAGTGTTTGGGGAGTTTATGGCGGAAGCACAACGAACATATGACCAACTTCGCGAAGCCGGAGTCCCGGCGGAAGACGCGCGCATGGTCCTACCGAATGCCGCCGCGTGTAATCTCGTAATGACCGGAAACTTGCGTACGTTCCTCGACTTTTACGCGAAGAGACGGCCGGGACGTGGTGCTCAGTGGGAGATTGCGGATTTGGCGGTAAGGCTGCGCGACGAGATCATAAAGGTTGATCCGTGGTTGGCTCCATATTTTGATACGAAGGAGAGTGCGTAAATGAGCGAAGTTAACGTCTCATGGAATTATCACGATATTAATACGACCTGTGACCGTCTTGAGAAAGACGCGGATGCTTGCGTACTTTATATCAAAGGCGATCCGGAGTATAAGGAGCATATCGGACTAAGCGCGGCGCAGGCGGAGACTCTTATAGTAGACATCCGCAACATGCTCGATAAACTCTACGCAAAGGAGGACGCAGAATGAGACTTATCGGACAGTTAATCGCCGGCCTAATCACGCAGCAACTCGCATTACACATGTTTGACGCAAGCCCGGCCGAAGGTTATATCGCGTATATTCTCGGATGGATTCTCGCGAAACAAATCATAGCGGAGGTGACCGCAGATGAGCGAAGCCAAAACGGATGATCCGCGCCAACTAGCCGAAGTCCTCCCGTTCGTACCGCGTCCCACTCCGGAATCAATCGCGCAGATGGAACTCGTTTCCCTACTCGAACGCTACGTAGACTTAGCGCGGTCAGGCGAAGTCACCGGTGTAATCATCGCGGCCAAGACGGAGAATGACGTGTTAACCGGCGAAATCATGGCGGAAAGCGCCGGCGTCAATCCACGCGAAGCAACGTTATTGATCGAGGAATTACGCATAGTTAACTTTTACGAATACGACGTTTAACAACGAAGGAGGCGGATTAATCTCGCTAAGTATAATCGCGCAAATCATCGTAGCTTTATCCGTAGGACTAAGCGCAGTTAACGGAGTCCCACCGAACGAACCGATGCAACCACCCGCAGTCTCTTCGCAGGTAACAGGCAAACTTGCGAAAGAACAGGCGGAGATTAAGGCGCATGACGACGCGTGGCAAACGTACGAAGCGACTGCTTATACGGCGTTTTGCTCCGAAGGATGTACGGGAATCACCGCGACCGGCCTCGACGTCAGCGAAACGACTACGTATAAAGGGCGCACGGTTATCGCAACTGATCCGAAGGAGATCCCGCTTGGCACGCGGATAACAATACGGACTGCTGACGGTGGGGAAATCGCAGGCATATCGCAAGACCGCGGATCGGCGATTAAAGGCCGCAAGCTTGACGTATTAGTTGCGTCGGAAAAGGAAGCGCGCCAGTTCGGACGCCAGAAAGTACGCGTTAAAATCGAAAACTAAACGATAAGGGAGCGGATTATATGAACGCAAACATTACCGTATTGAAAGACGAAAGCCTCGGCGGAGTTGAGCGCGAGTACCACGAGGTTAAGCGGAAGGCGAGCGTTGGTGAACGTATTAAGATCGTTGACGCCTCTTCATTCAGCGATTATGGAAACGGAGATACGTTTATCGTGGAACGCGATGACTGTGACGGGGATATTTTCATTACGGATAATGTCGGAGATGAGGAGGGTGTGTTTGATTACGAATACGTAACGCTCGAACCGTCCGATATCGTCCGCATCAACTCCGCCCGCTTCCGCATGGTCGATCGGAAAGCCGCGGTGGGCGAGCGCGTGATTATCGTAAATACTGTCGATTTAAACGGGGATGGCTACGAGAATGGTAATGTATTTGACGTAACGGAACTTTGGGAAGCGGGAGTTGACGTTGATCACAGCGTAACGCTCTATCATCGAGAATACCACGTACTCGAACCAGTAAAAAGCACGCCAATCTCCGAACCTCTCTCCGCCAAGCCCGCGCCTGACCAAGCCGCCGAAATCATCGCGAAGTTATCGACGCGAGTAACTGCGCTTGAGGAACGTGTGGCGGCGTTGGAAACTGCGCCTATTAACCCGCGCTTATCTGACGTAGGAGTTAGAGCGCAGGAAGCTACGGACGCATTCGCTAGAGCTACGAAAAGGACATCCGCCACAGTAGCGGAAGTTACCGCTAACCTGGCGCAACGGGCGAAGGAAGCGCGCCAGAGAAAGCGCGATGACATCGTTAAGCGTGCGAAGGAGGACTTACACGCGCTGTCTATCGAAACTGGAAATTACGTTGTTAAGGATTCGCCCACATGTCGAGGTAATATATGTGAGGTGGAGTTCATTGTCAACCGAGATAAGCGTAAAGTTACCGCTATCCTGCGCGGAGTAAACTCTCGAAAAGTACGCGCCGTTGGTCGGGCGGTCTGCAATCCGGATGACGTGTTTAACGTACATCTAGGGCGCGCAATTTCGCTAAGAAAAGCGCTAAAACAACCGATTCCGGAGGAGTACGTTAACGCGCCGCAGCCTACGGAGGTTCGCGTTGGGGATGTCGTTAAGTGGACGTATAAATATGGCGGGGAGATTACGGAGGTTGTAACGATTACACGTATTGACGGTGATCAATACCGATTCTCAGACGGGTGCTGGGACGATAGAGATACGCTAACTGTGCTCGACGACTCCCGTACAGACAGCGCAGAGCCGCGGAAGGAGGTGGCGTAATATGGGCGCGCTTCCTAACATCGCTCTCACGGGGAGATTACGCGCAGGCAAGGACGAGGCCGCCCGTTATCTCACGTCAAAGTACGGTTACACCGCGTTCGCATTCGGCGACGAGCTCAAACGCGATTTCCACCGCCGCTATCCCGAAATTCCCCGCGAGCCTAAACCACGCGTAGGTTATCAAGCGCACGGACAGCTCATGCGTGAATTAGTCGACGAGGATATATGGGTCCGCAAGTGTTTAGCAGAAGTACAGCGCGCCTATTACGGTAACCTAGATTTCCGCGCAGTCATTTGCGATTTACGCCAGCCAAACGAATACGGCGCACTCAAACGTAACAATTACGTCCTTATCCGTGTAGAATCACCTGAGTCGCTCCGCATCCAACGCGCAGTCACGTCAGGCGACCGCTTTAACCTGCGGGACCTTACGCACGGCACGGAGACGGCGCTTGACGGGTTCATAGCGGATTTCACCGTAACGAATGACGCAGGCTTGCCGGAGCTGTACGCGCAGATTGACGAAATCGTACGTCAGTTGTCCGGAAGTGATGCGGCGTGACGGCAGCGGAAACTACGCTTAACATCGCAGAAGAGTGGCGCAAAGGATACAAGGCCGGCTACGTAAATGGACGGATCGACGCGTTAGATGGACGTGAATATGACGATCGGACTCCGCTGCAGAAGCGGAAGGATACGGAAGAGATGAGAGGAGATGATGACCATCCGCAATTATAACGTTACTCCGCAGCTACCACCGAACGGCCTTACGGTCGCCGAGTTCTTTTGTGGCGGCGGTCTGATGGCCGTCGGACTCAAAGCGGCAGGCTACGATATCACATTCGCTAATGACTTCGATAAGCGCGCGGCAGAAGCTTACGCATACAATCTCGGCGATTACGTTATCTGCGGCGATATTACGGACGATGAAATTCAGGCGCAAATCCCTAACGCAGACATTTATGCAGGAGGCCCACCGTGCCAAGACTATAGTATCGCAGGTGACGGTGAAGGCGAAGAAGGGGAGCGCGGTAAGCTCGTATGGACGTATCTCGGAATTATCGAACGGAAACAGCCGAAAGCCTTCGTATTCGAAAACGTGAAGGGCTTGCTTACGAAGAAGCACCGCCCGACATTCGACGCGCTTATCAAGAAGTTCGAGGAGATCGGATATAACGTCTCTTGGCGCTTAATCAACGCTTGGGATTACGGAGTCGCCCAGAAAAGGGAGCGCGTGTTTATCGTAGGCGTACGTAAGGATATAGGCTTTACGTTCGAGTTTCCGGAGCCCCGAACGGAAGATTACCGGACGCAAATGCTGCGTGATGTGATCGGAGATTTACCGGAACCGGACGCGCAATCAAACGGACTATACTGGTCGCCAAAGCGCGATTACTCATATGACCAAGCTAACCGAGTCCAGTCGATGGATGGCGCAAGTAACACGATACCGGCGCACCACAACAGCGGTCAGCCAATTCATCCAACGCAAGCACCTCGCCGTTTCACAGTCCGCGAATGTCTCCGTATCCAGTCCGTACCCGACACGTATGTGCTCCCGGACTCAATCTCGCTATCCGCGCAATACCGTATCGTAGGCAACGGAGTCGCATCGCGCGTCTCTTACCTGATCGGAGTCGCGCTAGCGGAGCAGTTTATCGGAGCCTTGACGCAGTCCTTACCGGAGGCCGCGTAAGATGGGCGCCTTTGACCGTTTCCAGCCGCCAGATGAGCGCGTGGAGATCGTCGGCTACTGCGCTTATTGCGGCGAAACGATTGAGCGCGGACAATCCGTTACATCTTACGCAAGCGGTGCGCAGACACACGACGGATTTTGCGAGGTTCAGTACGTAGAGAACGAGTTAGGGATAACGCGCAGTACCGTATGAAAACGTAAGTATTCGAAAAATTCACGATAGAGGAGCGGAGGGCTCGGGCGGTGTCTTGTTAACGCAAGATTACCGCTTGGCCTGCGCCTTCTCATCGTTAAAAGGGAGCGGATTTGCGTATGGGTTCAGTTAAAATTGACATCGAAAAGGGTTCGCGCAGCTATTCCGTTAAATACTCGCTTTCATCCGCGGCCGGAGTTAAGGCGCTTCTCCGCGACCGCCACCGGATCAGCTCCGCACGCTTTCGCGGTGATTATGCCGCCTGTGACATACTCGTCGACTTGCATAGCGCAATTAACAGCGCCGGCTTGACCGCGAGACAAGTCGAAGCCATTGCGTTCGTATACGGAATTGACGTAACACAGGCGGAGGCGGCGCGCCAGATGGGTATCACGCAGCAAGGCGTCGCCAAACTAATCGATGATGCAGCAGAGAAAATGGCGGAGGTTTACCGTCGATGGGAATACGAAGAGGTTAGCGTTGAATATACGGAAGATATCGAATTGGAGGCGGCTTAATGACGACAACTTACCGCGAGATTACGGAGCAATTGGTTACTACGTTGGAAGGCGTGGTGGAGACGTTGTTTAAGGCGGAAGGATCGCCGCCTATCACGTTTGAGCACGGAGGAAAAACGTATGATCTCCGCGATAGAGAAACGCGCATGTACGTTATTGCGGCCGTTCAACGCGACTATTACTCGGAGCACGGCGAGTTTAACCAGCGTAAGATCAGCGAGTGGGAAGCGAAAGGTTGCCCCGGAGAACGTCCGGCCATGACGCCTGCAGACTCAGCGCTAATGGACCGCCTAACGGATCTCGCGCTGTACGAAGAGATTACGGACCCAAATCCGTATAAAGTGTCCCACACGGAATATCCGTTTATGTCCGAACGACAGCTTGGCTTGCGCCGTGACCGTGAGACATCGGATACAGCCACGCAATCTACCGGAGTTGACGGCAAAGACTACCGTAGGCCAACGAAGCGTAAGCGTAGTAGCTACGAACACTGGCGCGTAGATCAAGGCGCTAAGATCCGCAACGAGGCGCGTAAAGCTCAATACGAGTTGGATACGGAGCCGAGCGCAATCAAAACATATAACCTCTACGAAAATGGCGGCGAACTTACGGAGCCTTTCGTTAATTGCGTCGGCATTGGCAAGCGTTGGTCGAACGAAATGGGCGCGGTCAATGAAATCGAAGTAGTTACGGAAGTTATATACGAAGAAAAGGCCGCAGCTTAATCGCGCGGCTCTTTTTCTAGCTCAAGTACATCCGCTATCTCTACGCCGAGGACTTCGCATATTTTAGCGAGATTGTCAAGCGGCAGCCGCTGCGTCTTGTTAGCGCGCATTTCTCCGACAGATGTGCGGCGTATTCCGGTTAAGCGTCCGAACTCGCGATCGCCTATGCCGCGTTCTTTCAATAGTTCGTCCAGTTTGAGGCGGACTTTATACGTGGACATTCAATTGCCACCTCCTGCGTTTAGTATATCGCAAAATTCGTCACGTTAAAAGTGCCAAAAATGTATTGACACGTTAAACGGGACATAATATACTGATAACAGTTGGAACGCTAAACGTGCCAATTAAGACTGAGGCAGAGGAACTCAACGGCGATAGTCTCCGGAACGAAGGGCTTAAGTAACCCGAGGTACTCTTTTGAGGAAAGAACCGGCGTCGCTAGTTATCTAAGACCCTAAGGGACAAAAGGTTGAACGATCCGATGCCTAGTCTAATAAACTGCGAGGTGTGTCTTATGTCACTGATTGAATACAAAGGTAATAAATATAAACCCTGCCCATATTGCAAAGGGAAGGGTTACAAAAACGGGTATGAGCATGTTCGTAACGGTATTTGCTTCCAATGCGAAGGGTACAAGTCAGTAGAAATATTCAATCTCATAGAAAAAACTCGAAAGGAAATAAAAAAAGAAAAAGAGGTGGAGTATCGCTATTCTGAAATTAAGAGGTTAAGACGCCTACTAGGAGGAAAGACAGAGGGCGACATGAAAGCAATCGATAAGTCGCGTCTCAGTCTCCTTAAAAGGAATGAGGAAGCGCTTATAAGACAGGGCATCCCTCTGCCGGAGAAATGTCAAGATGAATAATAACGTAACCTGCGAACGCTGCGACGGTTCCGGCCGCTATAACAAATCCTACGTATGTTACGGATGCGCCGGCACGGGCAACGCTAATACGCCGACTAAGCGCGTGATCTGCGTCAAGCCTTTCGCAAAGTTCGGATTCCTGCGCAGCACCTTCGCAATCGCCCGCATGACTACGCCGGCCGTCTACACCGGAGAAACGCGCTGGATTATCCGCGGCCATACGTTACTTGAGCGCCATGTTAACGAATACTTTCGAGAGGTGGGCGGAAAATGAGTACGAAGACATACGCACAGATCCTGCGGGATAGTTATACGAAGGATGACGCGCCAGATCAACGCCGGGCGCTGATTCACGCAGCATTCGTCGGCATGCTCGAATCAATCGTTAACCAGGCGGACTACACAGCCGCGCAGAAAATATCGAAGATACGTAATCTTAACGACGCGCGTAAGGAGGTATTAGCGGATGAATAAGCGGTTATTTGCGGCAGGTAAACGGGTAGGTGGGCGGAGTTATGTACGGACGGCGGGCGGCGAGTGGGTCGAGGTAAAAGCGGCGGTGTCGGATGAAAAAGCGCGTTGATGTGCGGAAGATATGCGAACAAATGGGGCTGACGTTATATATTAAGATGAATAGGAAGGTGAGATCGATGATCAATTGGCAGGATGCTAAAGTAGGGCAACGACCGGGCGGCGTGGTTCTAATGACGGACGGGGAAGATGTGTTTCTCGGGTACTTTGACGACGATATTAATGAGTGGGTTAGCTGCTACGGAGAGGATGAGTTTGACGAAATAACACACTTCGCGAAAATAATTCTTCCAGCTAAGTAAGAAATACAAGATAGTCCCAACACTTACCGCCTCACCTCGCCTTAGCCACGCGCTATAATCGGAGTGAGGTGTTTTTATGTTCATTAGTCCGATGTTACTCGAAAAGGCGGACGCCCCGTTCTCGGATTCGCGCTTCATATTCGAGCCGAAGATCGACGGCCACCGCCTTATATTTTCGCAAATTGACGGAGAAGTCCGTTTATATACGCGTCACAACAACGATTGCACTCGCCAGTATCCCGAAATAGCTGTCGCCCGATTCGGCCACGACGTTATCCTTGACGGTGAAATCGCGTGCGTTAACCCGGCAAATGGAGTCTCGGACTTTGAGGCGGTAATGTCCCGGTTCTCCGCGCGTAAAGCCGATAAGATACGCAATTTGACCGTAACTAACCCGGCCACATTCGCCGTATTCGACGTGCTGCGGTATAAAGACGCCGATGTCCGGAGCATACCGCTAATTGAGCGCAAGGCCATTCTCGCGGGGCTGACGATGCCTAACGCAAGCGTGGGCGTTGTCCCTTACGTAGAGGGCGCCGGCGAAGCGCTTTTTACGCAAATAGAAGGGCGCGAAATGGAAGGCGTAGTCGCCAAGCGGAAGGACAGTGCGTACGTAAGCCGCAGGTCCGCTGACTGGCGCAAGATTATTAACTGGACGTATGCCGACGTGTTCATAACGGGATACCGTAAAGGTGAGTTCGGTTGGCTTGCGAGTGTTGCGAATGAGCGCGGTAACGTCCGTCCCGCCGGCATTATCGAGTTTGGCGCGTCACCAACGCATAAGAAGGCGTTCTATGGCGTGAGTAAAGCGATCGTATCCGGTGAGGACAGCGAGTTTGTATACGTTGAGCCGTGGATTAGGGCTCGCGTTAAGATACGGAACTGGACCAAAGCGGGAATGTTGCGGACTCCGGTATTCTGCGAGTTTATAGTTTAGCGAGAGGGACCGGAGTTATTCCGGTCTTTTTCGTGTCCCCTGCACCTTGAATACGAAGAGGTCGCGCCTGAAATATGTATCGGCAATCTTAACGTAATCTGGCGTGTACTTTTCGATGATTCCGCCGTAATCTGCGATCGTGTGAGCGCCGGGTTCGAAGACAGTAACGCGGACTTGAGCGAGGGCGGCCGCCAGCAATTCGGTGTCTGTAATTAACGTTTTCATACGAAAATAAATTCGGCAAATTGGCGAAAAATCCTTCTTGGAAGGTTGTTTTTTGCGTCATCTCAAGGCTATAGGAGTATAGGGCCGCCGATGTGCGGTCTTAATCCCGTTTGGGGAACGAAATTAATCGAAGGAGTGACGTGATTATGGCGGCTATAAACGAAATCAGCGCGCGCATCAACGTAGATGTATCCGAGGCATTAACCGGACTTAAAGCGATTCAACGCGAGGCTAAGAAGGCTACGCAGGCATTACGCGAGCTTGAAGAGGCGCAAAAGGCGGTGGCTGCGAGTGAGTAACGTAATTCCAATCGGAATCAATCCGGAAACGGGCGAAATCGGACGTTTTGTGCCATACGGTCAAGGATACGAGGTTACAACGCCTAAACAGCGTGAAGCCCGCCGTAAGCACGTTAAACGGGCACAAGCGGTTGAGTCTCGTAACGGAATGCGTTGGGTTGCGTGCTATCACGATGCTATCCGCGACATTACGCAAAGCATGTCTCTTACGGAAGCAGGCGCGCTTATCCGATTGTTGCCGTTTCTACGTTTCAAGGGCGACGGCAAGCTTATCGAGAACGGCAAACCGCTTAAACAGGCGGACATTCAGCGCATCATTGGACGTAGTAAGCCCGTTACGATCGCGTTGCTCAAGCGCCTGGAAGAGCTCTCCGTCATCACGAAGGAGACGTCCGGACGGTCTAACGTATACGCGTTTAATGGCGACTTCCATACGTACGGCATCGTTAATGAAGGCGTTAAGTTTACGAAGCTGTACCAGTACCATACGAACGAGATTACGCGCGATCTTGACTTAAACGAGATCGGCCTACTATACAAGATACTTCCGTATTTCCACTATCAAACGTTCTACCTTTGCGCTAACCCGGATGAGGATAGCGAGGACAACATCGATCACTTAACGCGCGAGAGACTGGCTGAGCTTATCGGACACGAACCGGAAACAGTATCGCGCCTAATATCGAAGCTGCAGTCTAAAGGCGTTATCCTATCGACTAAAGCGATGAACAGCGTCAACTATATCGTCCATCCTGACGTCATGTATCGGCAGGAAACGGAAGACGCAGAGTACGCGGGAATGGTGCGGAGACTGTTCAAACAACACAGACTGCGCCAAGCTATGTGATCAAATCATTACCTATTGAGGGGGTCTATGTGACCAAATCAATACCAATCGAAAGTCGCCTGAGCCTTAGAGCCACGCGGCTTTTCGGCGTTTTTGGGCAAAATGTTCTCTTATCTTATAGAGACTTTTATCCGCGCAAAAACAGTGGTTCGTTCCATATAATGCGGAGTTCGCGAAGAGAGTTGAAAGAGGTACCTACCGCTTCGGTTGATTTTGCTTCGCAAACTAAACCTCGCGGGATGACTAAGGTAAAGGAGTAGCGCGTCATCAATTCTATGTTCCAGAGCCGCCAGGCGATGGAGCTAGGAACGCAGTGACGAAGCATTCTTTAAGCTCAAACCTCTGTCTGTAAGAAACATGAAGCTTACTCTTCGAAGTACCTCATGTAGTCAAGATCAAATAACGCGGATGTTTACGTTAAGCGAACGCTAAGTGAGCGGAGGGAGAACGTATGTTAAACGTAGTAATGTTCGTATGGTTTACGTTAGGTGCGTACTTAGCCGTGAGACATACGCGTGAATACGCTAATGATCCGTTAGGTGTCGTAATTGCTTACGCTTGTCCTCCGCTTTATCTAGCGGTTAGGTTCGTAGTTAGACGTATACCTTGGATCGGAGAGTGAGCGTATGACTACGGATGAGATACGCAAGAAGATCGCTAAAGAACGCAACCTTAAAGTAGATAATATCGAGTACCACGAAGGTATCTATTGGTATTGCGTTAGAGGCGGCAACAGCGGCGTGACCCTTGTGCGTCACCCACTCGCTGAATACGTAGAATCACCGTAATATTAGCGCGTCTATCTTACGCCTTGCCTGAGCGTAGGAAGGCGCGTTATTAGCGTGTTTAAGCTATCGAGTACAAACGGAAGTATTGACGTGAGGGTACGGAGGAAAGGCGCTATTAGCACGTAGATATTACGGTAATGGAGCGCAGCTATTCGGCATTGACGTAAACACTTCGGATTAGGTACGTGAGAAGCAGCGGAACCATGTACGGATAGGTGGTGCGCAGGTAGGCGATGGGTAACGGGGGATTACAGTAGGTATGGCGGAATCACCTACGAGAGCCGCCTGGCGCAAGCCCTCCGCCAAACTCACGGGGCACTGGCGGTAGTACTCACGTTAATCACCGCTTATTCTGCGTTATAGTACAAATGGCGCGGCGATTACGGGCGATGCGGAAGGGGCTAACGGGCGGAAACATAGGCGGGGCGCGGGTTTGCGCAACCTGTAACTTTCGTAGATATATGTACAAAAGTCAGCATTTATGTAAATGCCATCGCGTTAATGCGTTAACGTACAAACGCAAAGCGGTGACCCCCAAGGCCCCCGTCGCGGGCGGCCGGGTCAGGCGGTAACTACTAGCTCACGAAAATTTATCCTCAGGGGGTTATTATGACGAAGAATCCGGAGCTAAACGAAAAGCGACGCGAACGACGGAAGAATGATCCAGAATATCGAGCGCGGTTGAACGAGTATTCCCGCAGGTACCAAGCCGCTAGGAGGACGGATGAGTCACGTGCTAAACACCGTGAGCGAACACGTGAGTACCGCGCCAAGAACCCGCACATAACGTTTTACACAACGTCACGGTATCTCGCAGGTAAAGCGGGAGTATTTTCGGACATTACCGAAGCAGACGCGCTTGATATTTACGAACTGCCTAACGTTTGTGCATATTGCGGAACGGATCACGGCCCGACTCCGGAAAAGCGCGCCATCCACATCGATCACATTATTCCAATGGTGCAGGGCGGTCACAACACTCGATGGAACCTCGCAAAAGTATGTATAAGCTGTAACACGTCAAAAGATTCCGCATCTCTTATTGATTTCCGCGAGAGAACAGAAGCATTCACACAGGAACGTTATGACGCAGTTGTCGCTCAAATGGCGCGGCTGTCCGGAAAGTCTATCGAAGAGATAACGCATCTACTCGAACAGTCCCACGAATTTGAAGTCGCATATCAGCGCGAGAGGGAGCGGATGGTTTTGCTTCTCAGTGCTTAATATTCACGTAAAATCACCGTCAAATTAGCGCATTACATACGGTTTGGGTACATCCGTTACCCCTACGTGTGAAATGCGCTAATTTGACGTAAAAATCACGGGGAAACGGAGGGGTACGAATATGTCAAAACGGAAATCAGCGTTAGAGGCGAAATTGGAAGTGCGCCAGATCCGCGCGGCTCTCTTGTGCGTTGAACGCGAGTTTGCTGCGGAAGATGAGCGCAAAGGATTCGATGAGATTGCGGAGGAAGTCGGAGTATCACGCCAATCACTGTATAAATGGCGGACGCAAAATCGTACGTTTATCGACTACGTGAATCTGATCGCGGACGAAATGCTCGAAGCTGAGCGCGCGTTTGTATATCGGCAGCTTATGAAGACGATTAGCGGATCGCAACCGTCCATTAAGGGCATCGACTTGTACTTTAAGCGCCACGGACTCATTACGAATCAAATCGCGGTTGAAACGAAAGGCGCAGACGGCGCTAAGACAAACGAAGATATCAGCGCGGAGATTGCGGAACTGGACGCTCTACTTGGCGACGAAGAATAAACGATAAGGAGGCGGTATTTTGGCGTGGATCAATGACGAATGGCTTGATAAGCCTGCGAGACAAGAGCGGATCAAGCTCGTTAGTGAACGCGCTAAGAAGCTGCGGGCCTTGATCGAGAGCGGTCGCGCTACGGAGTACCACAACGAGACATTCCGGATTACGCTCAGCGAGTTGAAGCGGCTTAAACGGATCGATCGCGCGGAAGACGACATGCTGTTCTTCTTCTACGAGTACTTTTCGGAAGCGCGGAATCCCGGCAATCCGGACAACCTCGTTCCGACTCCGGACGTGGATATAGATGGCGCGCCGGACTTTCACCTTAAGCTATCGCGTATCCTAGACTCGGTATCATCACGTAATAAGACAGCGCGTATCGCATGGGCGGCGAGTCGGGGTCACGCCAAGTCTGCATACCTATCAAACGCCTTTCCGGTCCATGAGATCGCGTACAGGAAGCGGAAGATGATCCTTATTATCTCCGAGACGAATAACGGTTCGAAGAAGTTCATCAAGTGGGTTGCAAATCAGCTTAAGCACAATCAGAAGCTACGCGAGGACTTCGGTCCCTTGCTCCATGAGAAGAAGATGCTGAACGAAAAGGATTCGGAAGACGCGTTCCTTACGCTAAGCGGCGCGAAGATGGAAGCGACATCGCTCGGTATGCAAATCCGGGGTTTCCGTAACGGGGCTTATCGGCCGGACCTTATCCTGCTCGACGACTTGGAATCGCGCGACTCGAACAATACGCCGGACTTGCGTCAGAAGGCGAAGGATTGGCTTAACGCGGACTTGATGCCGGCATACGATCCGACTCGTACCGCGATTATCTTCATGGGTACAATCGTCCACCACGACTCGCTCTTAAACTACGTGCTCAACGAGCGGCGCGACTTTATCAAGAACCGTTTCCCCGCGATTATCTCGCCGCCTGAGCGCGCGGATTTGTGGGCGGAGTTCGAACGTATCTACAAGGACTACGAACCTACTGACGAGGAGTTAGCGGAGTTTGAGGACTCGGAGGAAGAGCGTTCGGCACCTAACGTTGAGGCCGCGCTTAAGTATTTCGAAGCTAACCGCGAGGAAATGGAACGTGGGTCCGAGGTATTGTGGCCGCAGCGCTTTCCGATACAGTTTCTCGCTCTTGAAAAGCTAAACTACGGCACCAAAGCGTTTAATACGGAATTTATGAACAATCCGGTCGACGAGGACTCGCAGATATTCAAACCGGACACCTTCACGTACTACGACGCCGGCATGACGTTCCCTCACCGCGATTATAACATTACCATGGGAATCGACTTCGCCATGGGTAAACAGCGCGGAGACTACTCGGCAATAGTCGTACTGGCCCGCCATAAAATAACGGCCAAATATTACGTAATTCATGCGTGGGGAGCGCGAGTGCATCCCGACGCTTTTTTAACGGAGATCGTTACGCAGGTACTCCGGTTTCAGCCGGATGCAATCGCTGCTGAGGCGCAGATGGCGCAAGAGTTCTTCGTACACAAGCTTAAGCAAGAGCTGCAGGCGAAAGGGTTCCCGTCAAGTACGCGCGTTAAGGAGATACACCAACGAACGCGGAAAGAGCTCCGGATCGAGGCGTTAATACCGGATATCGAAAAGGGAACGATTCAATTTAGCAAAGCGCACGCGCTGTTAATTGAGCACTTCGAACGATACGGAAGTAACTGGCACGATGACCTTCCGGATGCCCTCGAAATGGCGTATTCGATTAATAAACGCGGCCGCAAGAAGATACGGACGACTAAGCCTAAGTGGGCGTACTAAAAAGCGGAAGGAGGATGCAATTTGACCGAATTTTACACGGTTAAGGAGACAAAGCTGTTCTACCCTGGCGCTCAATATCCGCCTCAAACAGAAATTGCGCGGTTAGCTAAGTACGAACGAGGCCGCAAGATATTCGAAGGCAAACACGCCGAGATTTATGACCGCGCCACTAAATTGCTCGGAGATACTCCGCACGCGCCTCAGCTTAAAACGCTCTTCATTGCGGTGAATATCGTTGACGTTCTCGTAACGAAACCGGCCGACTTGCTTGTTGGCGAGAAACCTACGTACAACAGCGGTAAGGGTCCGAAGTCGACCGAGCAGAGACAGCTAGACTCTATCGTTGAGGAAAACGACCTTAATCAGATGATCCATGAAACCACGATCGGCGGCGGTTACCGCGGTGACTCGTTTATCAAAACACGTTACGGTATCCGCGATGATTTTACGGAAACTGAGCGGCTCGGACTCAAGTTACCTGTTACAAAGAAAGAAGCGATTATCGAAACGGTAGACCCGTCAATAGTGTTTCCGGAGCTGTCACGCGGATCGAAGAAACGATTCAAGGCAATTAATATCGCGTGGGTTGAGTGGGAGGTCGAACAGACTCGCTCGATCATGTCTTTCATACGCAGTGTACCGACATCCGCTGAATCCCCTTACTTGAATGTTGAGCGGCACATACCTGGATATATCATTTACGAGCGGTTCAAGCTCATTGAAAATGGTATCGACAACTCAGAGGACATTCCGATTCCGATTTATATTGTCGGAGAGCAGGTTGGGGAGACGTGGAAAGAAGAAACGGGAACTCCACACCTGAATGTTGACCATATCCCTCATAAGACAACGGACGATAATTGGCAGGGGATCAGTACCGTTGAAAAGATGGAAAGCGTGCTTTCAGCAATCAATGATCGCTTAGTCCAGATCGACTATATCTTGTGGAAACACAGTGACCCAATTATGTACGGTCCAGAAGACGTCGGCGATGACGAGGCTAACACGGTAAGAGCAAGTACGGGGTATATTCCAGTTTCCAAGGATGACGTGGTTCCCGCGTATCTAGTCTGGAATTCCCAACTTGACGGCGCGTTTAAGGAGCTCGACTACCTACTCGGCCTCGTGTATCAAATGGCGGAAACCCCGCAGTGGTTATTCGGTACAACGATCACGGCGGACAGCGGCGGCACGGGAACGTCACACACGGACGGAGCGGCAATTAAAGCCCGGTTTATGCCGATCCTCAAGAAAGTGGAGCGTATTCGGACGCACGTTGACCGCGCGATCAGGAATGCGTTATGGAAAGCGATGGTGCTTGAAAACATCGCGAACACTGGCGTTGAGTCCTTCGAGAGTTACGAGGCAGTATATCCGACGATTGGCTGGCGCGATGGAATTCCGCGTAACGAGAAGGAAGCCGCTGAAACAGCGCAAATACGTACCGGTAATAAGGCTACATGGTCCGTTACTGACGCGATCAAGGACCTCGACGGCGTAACTGACGCTGAGGCCGAAGAAACCATCCGCCGCATCGACGAAGATGAAACGCGCGTCGGCGGCATAGCGGATTCAACGTCGGCGGACGCGGTGTTTAACAATGGATGAGCGGCCGGTATCGAAAATAGTCAACGCGTTTAAGCGTGCGAAATCCGCCATTGGTGCGGCAGTCGGACGCTTATTTACGTTAGGCTTTTCCCGCAAGAATGGCGATGCGGCCGCGAAGGAATCTGCGAAGATACTCAGCGAGCTTAACGAAGAATCTCGGAAGCACATTGACGAGGCGCTGACTACGGCGGCCAAAGACGGCACTCGACAAACGTTAATTGCGCTTGGCGTAGGAAACGCGCTGGCTGACGTCAAACTCACTCGTATGAATCTCGCCATGCTAAACGCGGCCAAGGCGGACGCGTACGCGGACCTGCTCGCAGTTACTCAGAACATGGACCGTAGGACGCGCATGAGTATCCGCCAAGCAATTGCGGAGGCCATGCGCGCCAATCTCGGGCAAGGCGTCAACAGTTCGCGGACAATAAGTGCCGACGCGCTTAGTCGTCTACGAAACACGCTAGGACAGGCGGCTGACACCGGCATTATCGACGCTGCAGGAAGGCGCTGGAAACCGGAAGTATACGTCGAAACCGTTGTCCTTACGAAGATGGCGGAAACGCAGCGCGAAGCAACGATTAATGAAGCGCTAGGCCGCGACGTCTATTACGCGCAGATATCGAGCCATGGCGCAAAGGATGCGTGTCGTAACTGGGAAGGCCGCATTGTCAAGTTAACACCGGATGCTCCCGGAGATTATCCGTATGTAGGCGATCTACCTCGCAGAGAAATATTCCACCCCCGCTGTCGTCACGTGCTTTCTCCGGTAAGGAATCCGGAAATTATCGGAGGAGGAAATTAGATGGCGGAGAGATGTGTTTTAAAAGCGGTATCTAGTAGTACTGACAGTGATGTCAAGACCGAGGTGCTAGCAACCGAGCTCGTAGTGTACAACAAAAGTGGGGCAGATTTAAGTCTTACGGTAGTAAATGATAACGGGCTTAAAATTGTAGACACCTTCGTACTTAAGGACGGTCAGGGAGTTGATTGGAAACTCAATCCTTTCCGAAAAGTAAGTATTAGGGCCGTGGGTTTTTACCAGGTTGTTGTCGGCAAGGAGGCGCGGTAATCGATGCGTATTACAGACAGCGGCGTTACCCTAGCTGGCAGTTCTATCGTAATCCCAGTAGACATTCAAGGCGCTGAGTTAATCAACTCGGGAGAGATGCTTCCAGTTAAACAAGCTGGAGGAACAACAGGTACAGGCACCACAGAGTCCGATCCAATCGAAATCATTACGCTGCTAACCAGCGAGCAAGTTAGGGACGTGAATGCCAAGACAGTTGCATTGCCTAGTTTGCTAAAGTACAAACGCTATGTAATCCAAGTTTTCAACGGACTAGATCAGGACCTGCGAGTCGTGCCATGGAACACAGCTCCGGCAATATTCGAAGACGACACAGTTGGGATTTTCTCAACTACGGCAACCACAGACGATGCGTACAGTTGGCTCATTCCTAAGAAGATCGCTGCAAATAGTGGCGTATTTTTCCTGAACGAGATGGCACCAAAATCAAACGCGTCAGGCACAAAAAAAGTGAAGTCACCTGATCATCTTTTTGAAACTCGCTTCAATATTGACGGCGCTTTTTCACTTGCATACAAAGCTTCCACCGCACCGACGACAGGAAGCATTACCATACGATTTATCGGAGTTAGACGCTAAGGAGGGCGTGAGGTATGCGCAGAATCAAACCATCACGACACTTAGTCCCGGTAAGAAGTATGCCGCGCGGCAGACAACTGAATTGGGATTACAAAATTTTCAGAAGTGACTCAAATTATCGCGAAACAGGAAATTGGCTATCAAGCAGCTTGACCGGATTTGATTCGGGAAGCACTTCATACTCATCTACGCGTGGAGATACTGCGGAGTGGAGCCGATACGCGGACAAAACCGGTGTTTACAATGTCTACGCCTGGTACCCGTCTGATAACTTAAATACGGAACAAGCGGAGTACACAATTACGTCACTAGGCGGAACTTGGGTCAAGTTTGTAAACCAGAGAATTAACGGTGGGGCGTGGTTCAAACTCACTACAATAACAGCCGAAGCGGGTACAGTAATGTCGGTCGTTGTAAAAGCGGACATAGGTAACACAAGGGCCGGACAAATCCGGTTCGAGTTCAGTCCTAGCGACAGACCGGAACCGATGGGCGCCGGCATAACGGATACCGAGACGCAAGCTATCTACCTGAACCAGTCCGGTTTCGATGCGCGCAAGACTAAGCGGGCCACCATTACGAATGTTCCGGATGGCACGCCGTTCTTGATTAAGACAAAATCCGACGGTTCTTCCGTATTTAGCGGTGTTGTACAAGGTCAAGTTGCAGATTTCACATCGTTCGACAACTCCGGAGATTTCTATATGGAATGCGTTGGCATCAAATCTTACACGTTCAGCATCGGCAAGTATTGGACGCAGCGAATTTCCGTTGGACCAACGCTACGGTTTATGGATCAGTCACGAAGCGATGTGTTTTTGGCCGGACAAAATGGCGTTGCTTGGCGCGATAGTCATCAATTCTCATTTGAGTTGGAGAGTTTGACGCAGCAGTATCAAGCTAACCCGAGCGCATATGAGCGCATGGAAAAGGGAATCAGCAACCTAGCGACCAGCCAGTATCCAGAGCTACGAACGCAAACCGAGCCGGACATTATCTGGTTAATGAAATTTGGTGTTCAGAGATATTGGGACCTTTGGAAAAACCAAGGGAAGAAGCACCATGCCTTAATCAAGGCACAACTTCCGTACTTTTTGGCCCTGTATCCGGACATTAAACAACACGTTTCCGAAGCATTTTACACAAAGATACGTGACTTTGCGGTGGAAGTTTGGGCAGATCCGCAGTCTAATTACCATTGGTATGAAACCGCGTCATTCCACACATTGACCACCAACAACAATCTGCTTGAGGTGCAACCGAGCATCGGCGGAATCAAAGGCGAAAAGCCGCCCGGTTACGCAATTCGTCCAAACCTGCTTATGTACGAGATGGCTCTGCGTGATGGCCTGTCTAACCCGCAACAGTACAAGGACGCGGCAATAAACAACGCAAAGTGGTTGGTTGAATCCGTAGACTTAGACGATCCGGCCATGACGAAGGGTCAGCGTATGAGCGAGTACGTCACAATGCAAGGATTGGCGTACCTGCTCGAAAAGTACCCGGAACTTGCTCCGAATGGGACGCGCGAGAAAATCAACCGATGGGTTGACGTTATGATTGCGCGCTCAAACAACCTTTGGGACCTGCGCAAATACGCCGATCCGAACGATGGTACGAAGTATAAAGCGGACCAATGGACCGGAGGTATGATTCGCTATAATGAGCCGGGCAACCTTACGGGATTCCTTTCGGCAGCGTATGCGGCGGCTCGCGTACTGGGTAATCCAGCCAAAGAAGCTCGCATCAAGGAAATCGGCATTGCGCAACTAGATAACGCGTTCGGTCGCAATCCGATGGGAATGCACTTTAGCTACGATGGACCAAAAGAAATCGAAGGCGTAGATAAGGGTTGGCCTACGTTTTATGTCGGTGGTTCAGGCGTTCTGCAGGACGTTGTGGGTGTAATCGACGGGTCTCCGAAAGAGTTCGCTTATCCGTATAATCCGAAAGCTCCGGCAGGTTACACGGAAGGTTGGGTAGCGTTTAATACCGCGTGGAACTCGTCTCTTGCTTACCATGCCGGCGACGAGATAGAGATCAGTGCGACGCGCTCAGGATCGACCATAACGGTAACTCTGCGGGCGGCTTTAAACTTCGACCCTACCAAAGCGGAAACGGGTGAGGTCGATGTTACGACAAGCGCGGGCACATCCGCAAAGCTAACGGTTACGGAAAATAGCAACGATGATTACTACTTATCGGCGCAGTACGCCATTCCAAACGGCGTCACTTGGGTCGATTTTTCGTATGGCTACGGAATTTTCCGCAAATCTGTCCGCGTTACTTTGTAATGCTAGACACGACCTACGATACGTCGCTAAACTGACGGATACTATGCGCTACGCGGCGCTAAAACGCGGGAGGAAACGATATGACAAACGTTAAGTATCCGATGAACTTGCAACTTTTCGCAGAAGACGATGATCCGAATCCGGCACCAACTCCGCAAGATCCACCGGCTGATCCGCAGCCAACGAAGACATTTACGCAGGAGGACGTTGACCGTTTGATCGCGGACCGACTCGGAAGAGTACACAAGAAATACGGAGACTACGACGATTTGAAAACGAAGCTCACCGCGCTAGAAGAGGCGGAAGAGGAGCGCAAGAAGGCAGACATGTCCGTAGCCGAGCGATTAGAAGCGGAGAAAGCAGCCGCAATCCAAGCCGCAGAGGACGCGAAAGCCGAGCTCAGTAAGACAATTTCAGCCGCAAACCAGCGTCTTATTAATGCGGAGTTCCGGGATGTTGCCCGCGAGCTTAAACTGCGACCAGACGCCTTGAAATCCGCGCTTAAACTCGTTGATCTATCCGCGGTAGAAGTTGACGAGGAAGGCAGCGTAAAAGGGCTTGAGGACGCGGTTAAGGCGCTGATTGAAGATAATCCGTACATGGTCGAGCAGGCACCGGTCGAACCGAGAACAATCGGAGCACCGTCCGGAGGCGAGGCGAAGCCGGCGAAGACGAAGGAACAGATTCTCGCGGAAGCAGCCGAAAAGGTGCGCGAGAATCCAACGCCAACCGCTATCGCGCAATTCACGAAATTGAAAAGAGAACTGAGCTAAGGGCTGTCCGTAATCGGGCGGCCTTTTTGTTTACCCAAAAACCCTTATAAACGGAGGAAACAAACAATGACTAAGATTTTTAACGTAGACCTGATCGGCAAACCGGAATCCGTAACAGAAGAGATTTTGCTCCTTAACCCGCACCAAACGCCAATGCTCGCAATGCTCGGTTTTGCCGGTGCCGTGAGCCAGGTCGAACATAACTGGTATGAGGACGCGATGTTCGCAACGGAGTCCACGATCACAGCGGACGTTACAAACAGCGCGACTGCGGTCGTAGTTGCATCCGTTGAGCCTTTCCGCGTTAACGACGTAATCAAACTCGGCGATGAATTGCTGAAAGTTACCGCAATCAACACCGGAACTAAAACGTTGACTGTTACGCGTGGGTACGCAGGCACTTCCGCAGCAGCCGGAGTAACTGGCGCTGTAATCGAGTTCCAGTTCACGGAATCCGTAGAAGGTCGCGATGCAATCGATGCGCGCTTCAAAAAGCGTGAGCGTAAGTCCAACCTGACGCAAATCTTTACGGACACTGTAGAGATCACCGGTACAGCCGCCGCAGTTGCGAACTACGGTATCTCCGATATGTATACGTACGAGCAGTCGAAGAAACAGCTTGAGCTCGCGTTGCAACTGGAAAAAGCGCTGATCAACGGTATCAAATATGAGAATGGTAGTGTCCGCCAAATGGCCGGTCTGCGCAGCTTGATCAGCACCAACGTTAAGGACGCAGCAGGCGCAGCGCTGGCCCTCGACATGGTTAACGATAGTCTGCAATCCATCTACGAAAAAGGCGGATTTGCTACGGGCGGTAACTACGAAATCATTGTACCAGCGAAACAAAAACGCGCCGTGTCAAAATTCGGCGAAAACCTCGTACGTATCGACCAAAACGATAGACGTCGCGGTACGGTTGTATCCCAACTGACTACTGACTTCGGTGAGTTCCCGGTATCCATCAACGATAACCTGGCGACAAACGAAGTGTTCATCGTCGATAAAAACCGCGCAAGCATCCGTAACCTGAACGGCCGTGATTTCCAGCACGAGTACCTCGGCAAAAAAGGCGACTACTACCAAGGTATGATTGTCGGCGAGTACACGTTCGAGCTGCACCAAGAGCAAGCGCACGCACGCATCAAAGGTTTGGCGTAAGCCGACCGCAAATAACCGGGAGTTCTTTCGAGAGCTCCCGTTAAATACGGAGGTTTTACGATGGCAAAGTATAAATCGCGCTATCCGGAACTCTCGTTTTACGTTGACGGCGTAGAGCGTAAGTTTTCAGGCGGTGTTTATGACGCAAAGACTGCGGAAGAGGTAGCGGTTCTTAACCGTTTATCTGATGCGGAACCAGATACGGAGGAACCTGCGCAAGTGGACGAAGTGGACGCGGAAGAAAAGCCCGCTAAAGCTCCGGCTACTAAGCGCAAAGCTAGCGCTACGTCCTCCGCAAAATAAACGGAGGTGTGGCGGATGAACTACGTAATACCTGACGCAGATGCGTACATCAACGCGAACTGTATTGATATCGAGGATTGGACGGCCAGCGATACCGCGAAAAAAACACGAATGTTAAATGTCGCAGGATCAACGCTGACACGCGCCTATTCGAAGTACACGATACCGAACGCGGCTGTCTACGAATTTGCGAATGTGCTTGCGATTATGTACAACGATATGCTTCGGATGCAGCAGCAGGGCGTATCCACGTTCGGCCTGACCGGAGTGTTCAACGTTAACTTTAAGGACGGCACAACGTCGATGCCTTACGATGACATGCGTAAGAAGATTCCGCAGGTGTCACTCGATTTAATCGGCGAAGAGAACGGCGTTAAGATTTCACGCCGCGCATGGAAGTCGGTGATCTTGTAATGCCGCTAGTAGCGATGAATCAAACGATTACAGTTACGAAGGCGGGCGCAAGTGACGGATGGGGAAGCAACGTCGATGCCGCGATTGTCGAATATAAGGCTCGCGTTACCGAAGAGACGAAGACCGTCGTTAACAATTACGGAGAGGAGGCCGTATCAAGCATGTCGATATTGCTCGATAAGCTGCCGGATATATCGTACGACGACACAATAACGTACACGAACGAATTGGGTGTTACGATCAAGCGAAAACCCGCCGCAATCAAGCCCCGTCGCATGCTAAGCGGCCGCCCCGTATTAACGGAGGTGAACGTCTAATGGCGCGTAACCGTATAGATTTCGATGCTGCGCGTGGAGGCGGCTTTATTCGACGCTTGGTGAGTCGTTTTTCCCGGCGTTATGAGGAGCGTCTAACCAACGCAATCGAGGACGGAGCAATGACCGGAACACACGACGTTATGGACGATTGGAAACGCCAGGCTACGGACTTAGCGCCGCTCGGTAAAACGGGTGATCTGAGACGCGGTATCGAAACGGACGTCACACATAACGGTAAGGCGTGGACCGGTGAGATCACGTCAACAGCGGTAACAATGCGCGGAGGGCGGCGATTTGATTACGCGACATATCTACACGATACGTATCCGGAAAAGTACGGCGATTCGTTTAAGAATCCGACAACGTCCGGAACGATTCCGCGCTACCTCGCTGTACCGGCGGAAGAGAACGAGGCGGAGTGGGCGCGTATCTTCGAAGGCGAAATAAAGGCCGCGATTAAACGGGGGCGGTTATAATGGCCGCAATCATCGACGAAATCCTCGGCATCGAGGCGTTTATCAAGTCCGTTGTTTCTGGCGCGGTAGTCGAAAAGCAAACGGTCCCGCTGCAACCTACGCCGGGTCTCTTTGTCGTGCGCTTTTTAGCGGAACCAGTACGTACAAACGAAACAGCGTACCACTACCGGATTGAGCGCGATTACCAAGTGATCTATTATAGCGCGACTCCTCAAGCGGCATTTCCCGTTATGGACGCGCTCAGTAACGCGATATTCGACGTGCAGCGGATTGTTGCGACAGGTTCACGTCTGAACGCGCTGAACTATTCGCAACCCATGCGGACGGATACCGATAAGGCGTCGACCACTAACGCGGGCTACGCAACACTCGGCATACTCCGGATTACTTCGCGGCAGTCACGCACCCAACAGTCGTATCCGCTTATTCAGAACGTTAATTCACGATTTAACTAGGGCGTCCATCCGGGCGCTCTTTTCAATTTAAAGGAGGTCATTGCATGGCAACTTGGGACCCATCAAATTTACCGACACGTCCCGGAATCTACATGCGCTTTATCCGCGCAGCAGCCGCACAAATTAGCGGAGGCACGCTCGGCACGGTCGCAATCCCGCTGCTGTCGTACGCCGGTACTGCGGTTGAGAAATCGTTCTACACGGTCGATTCGGAGGCATCTGCGGTCGGTCTGTTCGGTAGCGCGAACGTACAGTCCGTTTTGCTCGCGTTAGCAGGCGGCGCAAAGGACGTTCTCGTCTACACAATGCCCGTCGATGCGGTTGCGGACGACTACGTTGATATGCGCGAGGCTTTCGATGCGCGTCCGTTTAACGTGTTCGTGTTCGACGGAGAGTTTGACGCTACGCAACAAGCCGCGACTAAAACGTGGGTAACGCGCAATCGTGACGAAGGCAAACACTTCATCGTCGTAATCGGCGGAGACGCGGCTTCTGACGCAGATCCTGCGCTTGGCAACGCTCGCTCAACGCTTAACGAAGACGACTACATCGTCAACGTAATCAGCGGCGGTATTGTAGGCGGAGTTACTTATACTTCCGCGGAATACGCACCATTCATCGCGGGCGATATCGCAGGGACTCCGATTAGCGAGTCGATTACCTACGATCAATTGCCGCTGGAAGACGTGACGAAGCGCCTGACCAATTCGCAGACTATCGCAGCTTTGGCGGCCGGATCGCTGTTATTTACGAATGATGGCGCGAAGGTGAAGATCGAGCAAGGACTCGTAACAAGCGGCCTCAAGATCAAATCGATCCGTACGCAACAAGCGATTACGAACGATATCTCGCGCACAGCTACCGACAGTTACATCGGCAAGCTTCCGAATAACGCGGACGGTCAAGCTACGTTGATGGTCGCGGTAAAAGCGTACCTGGAATCGTTAGGCGCGGCCGTACTTACGAATCCCGTCGTAATGCTCGATCCGCAACGGCCGAGCGTGGGAGACTCCGTTTTCCTGGCGGTTAGCTATACGGAAACCGACACAATGGAACGCATCTTTATCACGGTAAACATCTAATCGAGGCGGTGAGAGAATGACTTTGGATGCAAAACGCGTTATCAGTGGTAACTACGGTCAGTTGTTCGACCAAGACGGCGAATGGCTGTCTAACGTTACCAGCGTTGAAGCGAATATCGAGATCGGCATGGAAGAGATCAAGCTGGCCGGAACGCGCTGGCTCGGCAACAAGACCACTACGCTGAAAGGTAGCGGATCGATTAACGGTTACCTCGTTACGTCCGAGTGGATCGAAAAGATGGCGCAAGTCACCGACGATGTCAGCTCGCCGTACGTTACGGAGCTTATCGTTAAGATCGACGATCCTGAAGCGTTCGGTGCGTATCGCGTACGTCTGAAAAACGTAACGTTCGACCGGATTCCGGTTGTGAATTACGAAGTTGGCTCGATTGTTGAGCAGGAGTATACGTTTGTGTTCTCCGGTTACGAAATTCTTGACGCAATCCGTCCGTCATAATAGCGCAACAAAACTAGCGGACTGTCTTCGGGTGGTCCGCTTTTAATTACGAAAATAATCGGAGGTTGACATATATGGCAAAAGGATTAGAGGCGTTGTTAGGTGCGAATTTGGACGTTACCAAAGAGGTGTATATTCCTCGTCTCAAGACGTCATTCACCGTTAAGGCGCTGACCAACGCGGAAACAACAAAGGCGAGATTGCGCGCAACAACAGGCAAAGACAACGTAGACTCGACGGTACTTAGTTACGTGATGATTTCGATGGCTTGCGTTGATCCGGACTTTAACGACAAGGCGCTCAAGGCGCATTATGGCGCGAGCGATGACGTTGACTGCGTAGGCAAGGCGTTGCTGCCGGGTGAGATCGCAAAACTGACTACGGAGATTTCGAATCTATCCGGATTCGGAAACGAAGAGGAGCTGCTGGAAGAGGCAAAAAACTAATTCGGGCGGGCGGTGAGGCTTGGTTCTTACACGAGATATTCCAGCGTCACCACATCCCGCCCGACGAAGTATACGCCAAACCTACGCGCTTTCGTGTCATGATGTACGCCTCTATGGAGGTACGCCGCGAAGAAGAAGAACACGCACGGAAAATAGCAGAGCGAGGGAGGTAACGGGACATGTCGTTTGATATTGTAGGGCACTTAAAAATCGTAGATAACGCCACCCGCCCTCTTCGCGCTATGACTGCCGGGATACTCAAGTTCGGAGCGGCAGCAGCCGGCATCGGAGCGGCAGTCGGCACAGTTGCGGTTGTTGGCGATAGTCTCAAGAAAGCGATCGATTTCGAATCGCAGCTCCAATCGATCAAGGCGCTTACTGGCGCAACTGACGCTTCTATGGCGAAAATTAACGCTTTGGCTCTCGAGCAAGGCGCACTCACGAAGTATTCCGCGTTAGAATCAGCGCAAGCCATCGAAGAACTTTTAAAGGCCGGTATGAGCGAAGCAACGATAATGTCAGGCGGACTTAATGCAGCGCTAAACCTCGCAACCGCCGGAGGACTCGAACTTGCAGAAGCGGCCGAAACGATGGCTACGTCGATGAACGCGTTTAAGAAAGACGGACTGAGCGCGGCACAGACTGCGGATATCCTCGCGGGTACTGCGAACGCGGCGGCGACAGACGTACGGAACATTGCGTACGGTATCGCGTCTGCGGGTGGTGTTGCGGACATGGCCGGCATTTCCTTCCGCGATTTGAATACAGCAATCGGGCTTATGTCCAACGACGGATTGAAAAGCGGATCTGACGCGGGTACGTCGTTCAAATCGATGCTGATGTATTTACAGCCGCAAACGAAGAAAGCTACCGCGATGTTTAACCAACTCGGAATCGGCGTTGGGAAAGCGAACAAGTTCTTTGAGGGCGGAAAGATCAAGGATCTCGCAGGAATTGCGGAGGTCTTGAATAAAACGCTCGGCAAGATGAACAACCAGGACCGCGTTGCCACGTTGCTAGACATGTTCGGAACCGACGGCGTTAAAGCGGCGACTACGTTATACAAGGCCGGCGCTAAAGGCGTAGAAGAGTTCCATAACGAGATGGCGAAGGTCACGGCGCTGCAGGTTGCGGAAGAGAAGATGAATAGCGCGGCGGGTGCGATCGAGCAATTCCAAGGCGCGATGGAGACGTTGCAGATATCCGCGATGTCACCGTTACTTCCGTACATTAAAAAGTTCGCGTTGGGTGCGCAGGAGATGATTGCGGATTGGACTCCGCAGATTACGGCGGCGGTTCAGAATGCGGTGGATACTGCGGCGAAGTACATTAATACGAACTTTATTAATAACCCGGCTTTTAACAACCTACCTGATTTCGAGAGCAAGGTTAAATTTGTTTTCGATTCAATCGGCAATTCATTCAATAAATGGTGGGAAGCTGGGGGCAAAGCCGAAACGACCCGCGTTACAACCAACATGATTGGATTTTTAATTGACGGGATTGAGGCATCGTCTCCACAAATCGTGGCCGTAGCCGTGAAGATAGGGCAAGGCATCGCTGATGGGATAATGCAGGGTATTAAGGATCATCTGAACGTGGTATCTCTTCTGAACCCGGTTAAGCAACAGATGGAGGAGTTTAACAAGCAATACGACTCTGCTAAAGACCTTAAAAATAATCTGGAGAGTTGGAGCAAAGAGAATCCAGGAAAACCTATGGTCGAAGGTGGCACAATCGAACCTTCCTCGAAGCCTAAAGGTTTTTGGGGTTCTTTAGGATTCTCTGGAGGACTTGACCGCGTTCCTTATAATAACTACCCAGCTCGCCTGCATCAAGACGAAATGGTATTGAACTCGCAACAGGCGCGTGACTACCGCAACGGAGAAAGTGGCGGAGGAGCTTCTGTAGTGGTAACGGGTAACACGTTCGTTGTCCGTAACGACGAGGACATCGACGCAATTGCGAACAAAATCGCGCTTCGATTGGCGCAATAAAACGGAAAGGAGGCGGCATTATTGGCGAGAGGCAAGCCGCAGTTTTGGCTCAAGTATAACAACAACGCGGAGGTCTTATGGCTTCCCGTTAATCCCGAAACAATCAACGCATCATCTACGTATGGCTACGAAGACGTTAACGTATCGAATCTCGGTGAGTATACGATTCTCGGAAACAATCGCCAGAAGGACTTCACGGTATCGTCGTTCTTTCCGCGCGATTATAACGGATCGTACTGCCAGTACTCGAAGCTAAAGGACCCGTGGGAACTCGTTAAGACGATTGAACGGTGGCAGAAGTCCGGCCGTCCTGTCCGTTTTATTGTGACGAATACGCCGATTAATATCGCGGTTACGATTCGGTCGTTTGAGTATGAAGAACGCGGCGGAGAGCCTGGCGACATTTACTACACGCTGCAGCTTAAGGAGTATACGTTTATTTCCAACGCTAAGAAATCGGACCCTAACGCAAAGAAGACGAATATCTCGGCGGCAAAGGTTACGACCGACCCAGCGCGCCCATCAACGCGCACTACTCCGACATCCTATACAGTCAAGTCGGGCGACTCGCTGTTTAAGATCGCGGCCAAAGTCTACGGGAACGGCGATCGATGGCGCGATATCTACGCGAAGAACAAGTCGGCAATCGGCGCGAATCCTAACGCAATCAAGCCGGGGCAGAAGCTGGTGATCCCGAAATGAGTACGCAAATTCGCGTTTTATATGACGGTAAATATTACGTTGAACCACTCGTAAAGACTGCAACGTGGTCCGGAGACGTGGCGCAACCTCACCGTACCCTAACGCTGTCTCTGTCTAATACGCTTAACGGCGAGGATCAAGAGATCGCGTTCGAACTCGGCAAGGAGATACGCTTTTACGTAGACGGTAAAGGCGTATTTCGTGGCGTCATCTTTACGTATGACATAACGGAGGCTGGCGAGGCGGTCGTCATAGCTTACGATGAAAACGTGTATCTCACGAAGAATACAGATACGCGGAAGTTTGTCAAGATGACGGCCGGTGCGATGATTGCGGAGTTGTGTAAATCGTTCGGAATACCGACGGGCGATATCGCAAACACCGGCTACGTAATACCGCGCATGATCCTCCGGAGTAAAACGTTGTGGGACATGATGGTTACGGCGCTGACGGAAACACGCAAGCAGAATGGACGGAAGTTCGTCGTCTACGCGTCAAACGGCAAGCTTGGACTACGCGAGAAAAAGGACGCCACGGTACGTTGGATGATCGAGGATGGCGTTAACATTATCGGCGCAACACGGACGCGCTCTATCGAGGAGCTACGGACAGCCGTTAAAGTTGTCGGCGGTGAGTCAGAAGAGAAGCAAATCGTCGCATCCGAAAAGAACGCGGCCCTTGTTACGCGATATGGACTAATGCAGCACTACGAAAGCGCGGACTCAAAACTTAACGCATCCCAATTACGCCAGCTCGCAAAACAGCGCCTTAAGGAGTTATCGACCGTTAAGGAGGACGTAACAGTCAACGCGTTAGGAATCACGGACGTTGTCGCCGGCACAGCAGTCTATGCCTTCGAGAGTATGACTGACTTGGTCGGCGGCTTTTACGTTAACGCGGATACTCATACGTTTAGTAACGGCACGCACATGATGGACTTAACGTTGTCCAAAACGGATGACTTGCCGAAGCTGGAATACGAAGATGAGCCGGAGAAAAAGAAAGCCGCGAAGAAATCGAAGAAAAAGGCGAAAGAAAAAGCGAAGAAAGGGAAGTGATGCGGTGGCACTCGAAACTATCGACGGAGGCGGCGTAAGTAAATTGCGTGACGTCATCCGGCAACTCGGTTATAACAAAGATGTTGACGTAGAGATCGGAACGGTCACCGCGCCGCTTCCGGATATTCGCGTGAAACTTGACAACGCCAACTTCGAACTGGAGCGTGAGGACATCGTTATTGTTGAGAGGCTCGCGGGGTATAAGCGGGCTGTTAAGATCAACGGAGTAGACGCAGAAATTGAATACGAGCCTTCACTGGAAGCGGGCGACCGCGTTATCGTCCAAATGTTCAACGCGGGACAGGATTACGTAATACTTGACCGGTTAGGGGGCGTTGGAGATGGCGCTTAGTCCACTTGCGGTGATTACCGAGGAGGAAACGGAAGAGGCAGTTATTAATGAGATACTGCCGCTCAAGACATACGCGCTTAACGTTGAAACTGGCGAAATGGGCGGGATGGTTGACGGGACGGCCGCGATCGAACAGTTCATTTACAAAGCGATCCGGACTGCGCGATACCGTTTCGCGATATTCGATGACGATTACGGTTGCGAGCTCGACGATTTAATCGGCCAAGAGGTATCGGTCGAACTATTGGAGACGGAAATACCGCGGACAATCGAGGACGCGCTAATATATGACGACCGGATACTTGCGGTGCGTGACTTTACATTAACGAGGGAGGCGGACAAATTGTACGTCTCTTTTTTCGTGGAAGTAGATAACGAAACGATTCCGGTGGAGGTGACGATTTAATGGCATACGAAGGTCAAACGAAGGCCGCCGTACTCGAACGGATGCTCGGAAACTCTCCGGCGGACATCGACCAACGGCCGGGCTCCGTAACATACGATCTGGAGTCGCCCACCGCGATAGAAATATCGATGGCTTACGCAGAGCTCGATAACGTACTGGACTGGGGATTCACGGATACGACGTTCGGCGAGTACTTAGACAGCCGCGCATCTGACTACGGACTCGTACGTAAGGCCGCGATCAAGTCATCTGGATCAGTAACGTTTACAGGCCCGGATACAACGGTGATTCCGGTGGGCTCAATCATATCAACAGGCGGAGATAATCCGGTCTATTTCGTAACAACCACGGCCGCCACTATAGCAGGCTCTACGATTACGGTCGCAGCAGAAGCGCAGGACGCAGGTGCAGCGGGCAACGTCGGAATGGGCGCGATTAATACAATGGTCGGCGATCTCGTCGGTATTGTAGTGGTAAATAACGCGGTCAACTTCGAAGGGGGCGTCGATACCGAGTCGGATGCGGCTTTGTACGCGCGCTATCAGGAACGAGCACAGCGGCCAGCCACGTCAGGCAACGCGAATCAATACCGTCAATGGGCGCTCGAAGTACCTGGCGTAGCTGACGCGATCGTCTATCCGATATGGGCTGGCCCAGGCACGGTTAAAGTCGTACTGCTCGGCGCGGATAAGACTTCGCCAGATCCTTCCGTAGTTACCGCGGCCCAAACGTATATCGACCCGACGATGGACGGCCACGGCGAAGGAGTTGCGCCCATCGGTCCGGTAGTCACCGTGCAAGGTGCGGTTGAGGTTCCGATCAATGTCGCGGTAGACGTCGATGTCGAACCGGGCTATACGCTCGAAGAAGTACGCGCGCAACTCGAAGCCGGAGTCACTGCGTATCTGGCAACGTTGGCCTTCGCGGACCCACTTGTACGGATTACACGGATCGCTAACGTTATCCTCGACGTGCCGCGTGTTATTGATTATCGCGACCTTACGATCAACGGAGGGACCGCGAATATCGTTGTAAATAACGGAGAGGTTGCGGTTCTTGGGACGGTGACAGTTACGTGAGAACATTAACGGAGATTAAGCGCGATATGCTCGATTATGTTCCGCAGTATTACCGTGACTCTCTCGTCGCAAGCGGAATACTCAACGCTGAGGCAATCGAGATCGCGAAACTGAATGCGGACATTTACGACGTGCTCGACCAGTTTTACATTGACCGGGCAACGTGGGGATTGGCGCGGTGGGAGCGGATATTCGGAGTAACACCGGAAGCTGGCGCAAGTTACGAACAGCGACGCGAAGTCCTGCGGGGTAAATTGCGCGGCGTCGGTAAGATTAGCGTAAGTCTCATCGAGAACGTTGCGGAAGCCTACGCAAATGGTGACGTAGATGTGACGGTGGATAGCGCGGCTTATACGCTGACAATTACGTTTGTCGGCGTTTTTGGCGTGCCTACGCAACTGGACGCGCTCAAGGCGAACCTACGCGATATCATTCCGGCCCACATGTCGATTGATTACGTATTCCGCTTCTACACTTACGAGGAGCTCACAGGAAGTGGCGTGGCATATGCGGGCTTAATGGGATACACGTACGACGATATTTACAATCGGAGGTTATAACGATGGCAACGACGCCAAATTTAGGGCTACCGCTGATTGATGGCGCGATGACCGCGGATGTGCCGCGGGATATGAATGCGCTGGCTAATGCGGTGGATACTGCGGTAGGGAACGTAAGTATTCCAGATGCGAGCCTGACCGTGAAGGGTAAAACGCAATTGTCGAGCGCGACGGGCAGTGCGTTGGAGGATCGGGCGGCTACGCCAAAAGCGGTGAGTGATGCGCTGGCTCAGGCTAAAGCTTACGTAGATCAAGAAAACCTATGGGGGGCGTTATAAGTGGCGGCGACACCAAAAAGATTGGGGAAAGGTCAATTGTCGACAGCGAGCTCAACATTGTATACCGTTCCCACAGGAACAACCACGCTAGTCAAAGCTGTTACACTGTGCAATACAACTTCTGCACCACTCGGTGTAACTCTATCATTCGCTGGTACGGCAGTCATATTCAGTCACAGCATCAAAGGGTACGATACAATTACAATCCCTTTTATTGACCAAATCATAACGGCGGGCGAGACTATTACCGGCTCTGCTGGAGCAGTTGGAGTAAATTTCTATATTAGCGGAAAAGAGGTGACATAATGCCTGGGATAGATAGTTACTCATTGGATAATTGCGGATTGGATGGCCCATCTAGCGATTCGAACACAAGAAATAGGATTGTTGCAAGCTCGAGTAACAATACTGTTGCAAGCGCAAATACAAATTTGCTGGCTTATCCTCAGTTTTCCATAGCACCAATTAAAAATTTTTTAGATGTCTACTCCCTAGAACCCGCTTTAAATATCAGTGTCGTTGGTTCACATTTGATATATTTCAACTTTTCAGCATCGTCATCATTTCTTTTTCAAAGTTCTATGTATGTTGAAACTTCTTTCATTCTCACGGACGATAAAGGCATAAATTTTCCGTTTTTCTCTTCAATAAATTACGGCAGTGACATTACCATGACTCCAGCTTTTAACCTCAGGCTCTATTCGTTATCAATAGATAAACAAGCTGGGAAATTATATTACACAGGTACTGGTACTACCGGTTCGTATAACTCATTGGTTACTGTAAACATTCCAACAAACTTAAATTTAGACGGTGAATTAACCTTTAAAGTTGGGGTACGCAAAAATCATACTGCGGGCGGAAACCATAACGTGTTGATTGAGAAACGTAGTTTGACCGTCTTGACATCTTAAATTTTGAGTGGTAGTAAATAAGGGGTGGCCCCTGACATTAATCTTCACATTGTATAGAGACAGCGGAGGAGATGATCCGATATGCAAATTGGAGCTAGAATTGTGTATGACCAAGACGGAGAGATTGTTGCCTTTTTGGGAGAAATGATGGGGAACATGCTTCCGAGAAAAGAGATTACCAGGTTAGATTATATCGATATTGAGTATGAGGAAATCAACTACAACATACATCAAATTGTGAAGGTTGACCCCAAAACAAAACTGCCGGTGCTGGAAAGGATACATGCTGAATTGACTCCGGAAGAACGTATAAAAGAGTTGGAAGACCAAATACTGTTACTTGCCAATGAAAATACAGGAGGGATTTTGTAATGGTGAACGAAGTAGTGGTTCGTATTGCGGCGGAAAGAATTTTGAATAAAGGACTTAACCCAAAGACTGGCCAAATATACCTGCTTGATGACATCACCAATACTGGTTATCGGCAAGCAGTCGAGGATTACATCCTGGAGAAAACCGAAGGAATTTAACAAGCGCTTCCGCTAATCGGAGCGCTATTTTTATGCTCTCCGCCACCGCGCGGAGGGCTCTTTTATTTTTACGGATAGGACGTGAACCCGTGAACAAGACGCAGCTTTATCGCATCCTAGTTCTGCTCGCGCTGGCCTTAACATTCATAGCGAGCGTCTTTGCGGCAACGTCCGTAACTAAATCGCGCATCAACATTAACGTAAGCAGCCGCGCCGCAATCGAAACACTGCCGGGAATCGGGCCGGTACTTGCAGATCGCATCGTGAGCGGCCGCCCCTACGCGGATGTGTACGAATTGGATCGCGTTGAGGGCGTAGGCCCCGCGACAATAGACGGAATTATCGGGAGGGTTGACTGGTGATGGACATTGCGGGAATATCAGCGCTGGCCTTTACGCTATTGAAAGAGGGCGCGTGGATGCCGCTGGCCGTACTCGTTATCGGCGTGCTCGTGTGGCTTATGTTACGCGCGCAGAAAGAGCAGACGGAGGCTAACCGGGCAGACGCTAAGAAGCGCGAGGATAAGTTGATGGCGTTCGTTGACGAGAACAAGGCGGAGGCATTAGCGCGTGAGGATCGTTTGATGGAACATCTTACTAAAACGGAAGAGGTACAGACGCGCATTGTATCGACCTTGGAACGGATGGAAATGCGGATGCAGTACATCGAACGCGCTGTGAATATCGAAATAAAGGAGGACGCGGCATGAACTACCGCAAAGATTACATCCCGAAAGGTACCGCGAAAAATAGGCGGCCTGGCCTCGCCATGAACGCGACGACTATTACGATACACAATACGGGTAATCCGTCAAGTTCCGCGGCTAATGAGCGCGCGTGGCTAACGAATCCGACCAATACGCGTACAGCATCGTTCCATATCGTAGTTGATGAGCGCGAGGCTGTCGAATGTATTCCGCTGAACGAAAACGCTTGGCATTCCGGAGACGGCAGCGGAGCGAGTTCCGGCAATCGTACGTCAATCGGCATCGAAATCTGCGAGAGCGGCAATTACGCGAAGACGCTAGATAACGCGGCTACTCTCGTTGCGTCGATGTTGAAAGAGCGCGGATGGGGCGTAGATAGATTGCGCCGCCACTACGATTGGTCCGGTAAGATCTGTCCACGCTTAATGTACGATGGCGGAACGTGGACCGGCTGGGGTCTGTTTAAAGCGGCGGTGCAAGCGAAATTAAACGAAAAGGTGGCGGATGCTGACGTGAAGAAGGACGTAATTGTTAGCGTAGTAGTCAACGGTAAGAGGGTAACAGACGGTGTGCTTGACGGCGGAACTACGTATACGCCGGCGCGTGCGGTAGCGGAAGCACTAGGCGCGAAGGTAACGTGGGACGCGAAGACTAAAACGGTGACGATTACGAAGGAGGGCGTATAATATGAAGAAACGCTTAACAAATCCGCTGTTTATCGCGGCGGCCGTAGGGCTTGCGTATCAGGTACTAGAAAAGTACGGAGTTGCACCGGATTTCGGTACGTGGCAGGTTGGCGTTGACCTCGTGACGTACGCGTTGATCGGAAGCGGTGTGTATTCTACGTTTAAAAAGACGGAGCCAGCGGAATAAAACTGCGACCTACTTGCGGAGGACTACGTATTGTATCGTAGGTAGGTCTTTCCTTTTTATATAATTCGATGGTACTATTTGAATATACATAATTATCGGAGCAATTAAGTACATGGAGGTGTCGCGCATGACTACGATTGACATTACTATCGTTCAAAAAATCGAAAGCACATCCGGCTTATCTACGCAACTTGTCCGTACATATGAGACGGGCATGATGCCGCAAGTAGGCCATAAAGTTCGGGATCACTCGTTTGGAGACGCCGGCCACCGCGTTATTGAGGATGTTGTAATCGATTACGAGTCGGGAGATTGTTACGTGTACCTGCCGGTCGTAACTTTAGATGGCGCAGGGAAAGAAGATATACGCGATCAAGCGAACGAGTATATGCGGCACGGATGGGAATGGCCGCGCCCTTTATAATACGAACATCTAGCGCTCATCTCTTCGGAGGTGGGCGCTTTTTCTGCGTTTATAGACCGCGCATCCGCTCCGGCAACGTCGGGTCCACGTACTTATCCGTATTCAATCCGAGATACTTCCGCATAACCACGCTCGCCTGCGGAGCCATTGATGACCAACGCAGCCTCATCTCCGATTCATATCCGCGACATTTATAGCGCGCCACTACACCGTCATTATCCGCTACCTCTTCGTAGACTTTAATCCCGCGCGTCCGAAACTGTTTACGGATCTCGTATATGTCTGCGGTAATCTTCCGCTGGGCCTCCGCAATGACGTCGACGTATGGGCCCGGCGTCTTTAGCGTCGTATTGATAAGCGCGATGTCCCGTTCGAATGCGGTGAGGACGCGGGGCAGTATAATATGCGATTTGATGAGTGCGCGGTCTTCCTGCGTAATGTCGATCATTTTCCGTTTCAACTCCGTGTTTGGCGTTTGAGTCCGCGAGAGCGGAACGTTTGTTCTTAGTATAGCGCGGGAGGGGCGGATTATACAATGGCTTTTGACTCGACGTCGAGTCAATGGAGAACAAAAAACGAAGGGGTCTATCTCCCTTCGTTGTGATCTTTACTTAAACATTTTTCTGCCGCGTTTCTTCTCGTTACCTTTATCGATCAAACTCGAGATAGGACTCGCCTTGTCGTGCTGCTCGCTCAGATCCGTTCCTGTAAATTTAGCATATACCTGTGTCATATTAAGCGAGGTGTGACCTAAAATGCGCGCCAGACTCAACGCATCGCCGTTTTGGCGTAGAAACTTAACCGCAAAGTAATGCCGGAAAGTATGCGGGGATACTCTCGGCCCTGTTACGCCAACGCGCTTTGCGTAAAGTTTTAGCATCTTCGCGAAGGTATCTCCGAAATAACGTTCGCCGAACTGAGTGAGCCATAGCGGGTCGTCTTCGCTTACGTCCATATACGAAATTAAGTTCTCCAGCTCACGGGAAGTAAGCGGGGAAATAGGGACCACGCGAGTCATATTCGTTTTTGAGGTCTCTGCGCGGACTATGATTTGTCGTGTCTTAAAGTTAACGTCTGACACGCGCAGACTCGTCAGTTCTTTAATACGCAGGCCAGTGTCACAGAGGAGAAGCATCATACAATAATCGCGTCGGCCCGTATAGACCCTTCGGTTAGGCGCGCCGAGGAGCTTGACCACTTCTTCATCCGTGAAAATGTCGAAGGTATCTTTTGCCTCCGCTTGGTATTTTACAGCCTCCATCGGATTGTACGATATGACTCTTTCTTCTATTAAGTAATTAAAGAAGATGCGCATATTACGTATGACGTTGTTTATCGTCCGAGGCGAGAGTCCTTTTGCACCGTTTGGACTCGTCGGATGATCGTCCCATCGTACCTTCCCGAACGAAAGATATTCGATGTACTCACGTAGGATCTCCGTATTAATTTCGTCATACTCGCGCTCATTATACCACTTCTCGAATTGATTCAAGACCTGCGCATATGCGCTAATTGTTTTTACTGCGCGGCGTTCTCTGCGCTTAGAATCGAGAAACTGCGCGATGCGATCTCCTAACGCAAGCTTAAGCGGCTTACCCTCTTTTGATACAAACGTAAACTTCGGTGTTTTCTGCGCCATTTATCAGCGCCTCCTTTAGCGATAAATTTACGCTAAATGTTCCGATAAAGCTGCGAAATCTTTATCGCTATAGCGACAGACTATTTCGCGTATGTTCACGCTAAACTTTGCGTCACGTTGACCGTTTAAACTAGTGGATTTTTGTATCCAGCGATTGCCGAAAAGTTCAAAACAACGCCATCTCGCGTCGAACGTGCCATCCGTCATGCCATTGAAGTGGCTTGGACACGTGGCAACATCGACAGCATCAGCCACCTGTTTGGCTATACGATTAACATCAGCAAAT